CGCTGCAAACATGTGCGCTCGTGTGACCATTTCACTATGGATTGTTGCTCTCATCTTCCATACCTCCAAGTTCTGTTCCCCGATTGTGAATAGCTATTCTACACCAATCATTTCGAAAGGTCAACAATAAATCTCAATCTATGATGCTGCTAATATCACAAAACGCAATCTTGGCTTCGTTGAGCGAAAGTGCGATCACAGTCAGCGATTCTTCGGTATCGATCACTTGTGGAATTCCACTTGCAAGAAGTTCGAGATTTATAATCCCTGCCCGGAACCCCGCGGTCAACGATTCCAACACAGCAAAATTCAATTTGAATTGTTCAAAATTCGCAGCGATCGCGGCCTCATCGTCTCGCTCCACACAACTCTTCAACACCACCAATTGTACATCAGTGATCGTGGTATTGAAAGGAAAGTGATCAAAGCCATCATTGAATTTACCGTATACGTGGAACGTCGTCATTTTTCTATTTCCCAATTGTGAATAGCTATTATACGCCAACCATTTCGAAATGTCAACGATTGTTTTCCCCGCCTATTTAATTTTAAATGAGGGAGGACACCAGCATCATCAGCAGAATCGCTTATAGGCGGTTCTACCGATGATTTGACGTATGTTTAGGCCGGTGATTGATCGATTAGCTATCGAGAGAAACCGGCATCAACGTGCTGTGAAGAATCACTGCGATCACTTGCTCGTTGAGTGGCCCGGGATGAATAGCAATCGCCCGTGCAGCTGCAGCAATATTGCCCGGCAGTTTCTGCAGAGTAGTCACGGCGTTCGTCACATAGTCCTTCTGCGTCACGCCGGCAGCTTTCGCTGCGTCTTCGATCGTCTTTTTCAGATCGGCGCCAACCATCACCGGTTTCAGCGTCGGAGGTTTCGTCGTCTTTTTCTTGAACTCGTTGAATTCGTTGCGGAACATCGTGAACACTTCCGTGTCGGGTTTCAACGTTTTCTCGATCAGATCAACAGTCTCCGGCAGCAGTTCAGTGAATGCTGAGCCGAAACGTGCGTACGAACCTTCGAGAGACACACACGACAGGCCGAGCGACTCCGCAGCAGATTTGAAGTGTTTGTTGTGTCGTTGCTGATCGTTGCAATCTTTGACGCCTGCAGCGAAATTCTTCAAGTGTGCGATTTCATGCACGAGAGTTTGCAGCGCTGGCAGCATACCTTTCGCGAGATGTTCCGCGCAGATGTTGATTTCGTGTTTCTTCTCGCCGTTAACTTCCCAGATGTCGTGCGAGAACCAGCCGAGCATTTTGTGTACACCTTTTGACGCGACGGTGATCACAGGCTCCGGCAAACCGAGTGAGTGATGATCGTTGAAGAAATTGAATGCGCGGTACAATTCGCCCTGCAGCTTCATGTGCGTGTTCAACGTAGTAGCTTTCATGTGATTCCTCATTATTTAAAGTGAACGCTTAGCTTACACTAAACGTTTCGAAACGTCAACAGTAATGTTGCAACGCAGCGACTCCTGCTCATTTCATCAACCACGCAAGAAAGAACGCAGCTGCAATGACAGCGATCAACCGCACGACACCTTCACGCGATCGCTCCTCAGCGAGCTCGGGATCATCAGACTCCCGTTTGCGCGAGCCGAGCAGCCACCCAGCAACTGCAGCGACGATCAGCGCACCTCCGCCGTACCCGCTGTCTTTGTTGTCTTCATCCATTTCATTCCACCTCGACGTAAGCCATTGCAGTCTGCAGGAGATGATCATAGTCGCCCGACATCATCTCCTTCTGGCACTCTGCAGCAGCTTCGGTGTGGCCGGCCCTTTTCAGAGCTCTCGTCACTGCACCAATTATTGCGTACGCGTTGCCGTCTTCGCCAACGAGCCTGACAGTTATATCCGGGAATTTCGGTTCCATTGTGTATTAGTCCTTTTTTGGTAGTGTAGAAAACATATGCACGTACTACGCGCGATAAATCACCGCGTGCGTCGCGTCGCAGCGACGCGTCGCTGATGCAACACAACTTGGCGATGCATTGTTTGACCTGCGCGGGCCGCGATACCAAACACGCATGCCGAGTGCGCGCATTGCCGGCCGCAGCACTGTCTCAATCTTGTTGAACATGGCGATCGGAATTCGGCCAGACACGCCCGAGTTGCCGCGCGTACTCGGCCACACAGTAACACACTGATCGACCACAACTTGTGCTGTATTCTTGTCCATATTTAATCTCCTATTGAACGTATACTATACATCAATCATTTCGAAATGTCAACAGTTATTTGCAGAATTCTGCATGCAGCTTTTTCATGCTTTTCCTTTTTTTCGTGCCGGCATTGCGAACATCTGATCATCGATGATCCTCATCTTCGTTGCATAAAACGTGTCATTCTTCTGCCACAGCTTCCGACGGACCTTCTTCATAGGATACTCTTTGACGAGAACGTCACCATCCCAATATGACCCTAACGCTTCCATGTTAGATCTCCTCTGCAATTAATACAACCATTATATTATTATTAGGCAACTTCGACAACGGCGTTTTATTGCCACATTTCGAAATTATACGCCGTTGTGCAATCGATCTATTCGTTGCATAATATAGTTATTGGTTCGATCAGCAATGCTGGGGATGGACGGCGAGGGTGGCCGCACGTTACGTCTCCGGCGAAACTGTCCGCAGGGGAATACTCCGCGCATTGACGTTAATTTGCAAATTGACCAATACGGTAACATTTCGAAATAAAGTGACCTTCTCGGCCACTTTTAAATTATATAAATACCTCATAAACCCGCCGGAGAAACAATGTCACAATTACTGAACGAAATCAAAGAGTTAGTCCGCAAGAAGCTGCGAGATGCTAAGCTGGGGAAGAAGAAATCCGCTGCTACCCGCCGCAAGATCTCACGATCTATGCAGGGGAAGTCGAATTTCGAGGGGAAGAAGCACACTCGCGGCACGAAGGAGAAGATGCACCGCTCCCGCGGCAAGGATGATCAGGGGAAAGTCGGCGGCAGCCGCTGGTTCAAACCTACGGCGTATACATCTTCGAAGCCAGATCGCCGCAGCCGGGCTGCACCTCAGGGTTACGTGCACGGCCGCTAACTCAGTAACGTCGCGGCGGCCTTTCATATCAGTTTAAGTTAACGCTGCGGGGTGCCCGAATCGGTCACCTAATAGTCCCATTATAAGTGCAACGTTCGCTGTAGTTATGTTGTATCAGTTTAAGTTGACCGACGTCGAGCAACGAACGAACGCCCTTTCTGGGCATCTAATCACCCAACAACGAACGGAACGAATCGTATCACCGCGCGCGGCACGACAAAAGAGTGACGAGATATCGTCAACAACAATCTCTGTGGTCGCGTGCGCACATGCAACAACACCTCTCTCTCTGAGTGACGGTGTTGACTCTAATCTTTCTCTCTACCTAAAATTTTAGGCAGCTCTCTGCCTAAAAGTGTTTGATTGCGACAAAGGCGCTCGAACAACTCCCACAGCTGCTCGAACTTGTGGTCGTATAGTGTTTTGATTGCTGTGAAGTCTTGACTGTCTGCACCCCGATCGACTAATGTTGCGATGTCCGTTGTGACATTCCAACAAGTGAGAATCTCCTGCTCAAGGTCGAAAAGATCTATTTGATCGTCATTCGTGATTGATTGTTTCATTGTGCCCTCATTTGTGTTGATTAGACCGTTTCATATACGTGAGGCGATCTACCCCTCGTCCAATTGAAAGGAACTGCCGTATTGGCATGCATTAACCGTTCCTCACCTGTTATAACATTGTATATCCATCGACGACCTGCTGTTGCGGCCCAATACTTGTTTGCCCGCGTCGTTTTCATCTTTGCCTTTGTGATTGTGCTGCTCTTGTGACCACGACGATTCGCATATTGCTTCATCTTTGCGGATATTTTGGCTTTCGTCTCTTCGCTGTGGTGTTTACCGAAGTTCGGGTTTTTCGCGCCTTTTTTATTTTTGGCAAAATTTGCGAGCGCTTTTTGACTATATGGCTTACGTCTTCTTTTCTTACGAGAAGGAATGGTAATGAGGTAGAAATTTCTGAGCTCAACAGCTCTTCGTTCCGCATGGACAGCTGATTTTGTGTGTTCGAGGATTTCGAACTTGAAACCTTTTTCAGCAGCGCACACACGAATTTCTCGGTCAGTTTGTTCCGTGACATCTATTTGCTTTCCTTGTGGCGTATCAAAAAGAACTATCGTATACATTTATATATTCTTCTGCATGCTCCGTTTTCATCGATGATATTCCTTCAATTTGGCGAACGCGGTTGTGATGTTGATTGCGATTCCACCAGCTTCGCTCCATTGTTCAAGGTTCCTTGGCTGATCGTCGATCAATATTGACGATGGGTCAGCAAAATGTTTCTTGTCTCTCCACGCCATAACAAAATTAGTTGGCCACTCAATTCCGTGTTTCTGTAACCACACACGTTTCATTTCACCAACACGACGATGTTGTTGATGTCCACCTGTAGACGACAAAATCTCGACAGGAATCTTTAACTGCTGTATCTTCCTGATATCACTAATCAACTGATCGGCCCACGGTGTTTTGTCGAGGTGAATAAATCCCTCGTTGTTGATCATCTGCACAAACAACGGAATGAATATGTTTGCAGACCTCGCTTCTGATAGCGTCAGTTTGTATGTATCCTCCCAGTATTTGTCAAAGTCGGCTATAACGCCGTCCATGTCAACGTAGATCTTGCTTATTTCCATTTATTTTAGCCTGTAGATGTTGTATAATCCCACACTATGTACGTACCATATTCAGGATGTCCGTGAATCCGCATCAGATCACCGTATGTATCAAACACTGAGACGCTCCGAATGGCGGTCAACCACTGGATGACACATTTTCCTGTGTCGAATACTACCCCTTGAAATTGAGGTTGATCTGGAGCGTTCTTCTGATCAGCAGTGTGCGACTCAGGAACGAGTGGGCGATATGCAGTGAATGTTTTCATTTAGATACAGTAAGTAAGTAATTGTTGTTGATAATTTTCCACGATAGTGGTTGTTTCGTTCCTCTATCATACCACTTTGTTTGTTTCAAGACAACACCTTCACGAATAGTATGCCGTAGGCTCGGGCCATCAGCGAGTTCGAAAGCTTTTTCAAGAACTATGTCTCGATTTGGCATCTCCCCACAAAGAGAACTCAACGGAAAGTCGTTGTGTAGCACAGGGATGTGCTCAATGATGTTCTGGTCACAATGCTGCAACAAAGCCTCAACAAAATGACGGCGGGCCTGTGGAAGGAGGTAGTCCATTGTGTCAATATTGTACACGTCGTAAATGAAGATCTTCAACCGATCGAGCCCTTCGTGATTACCTTCAACACCAGGCCCCATCAGCTCCCCCTGAATCGCGACGTTGACACAATATGGTTGCTCACCGTCCTGGTAATCAGGTGAGATCTGTTTGTTGTAGCAGTGTTTGCGGAGAGCGTCGAATATCTTTGAGTCTATTGCGGTCTTCACGTAACAGCTGCCGGCGACGTTTCCGTCAATAACCAACTCTTGATTTCTCGAGCAGACACCAATACTACCATTATGGTAATATATTGTGATGCTACGCCCCTCAAGTTTTGTTGTCACTTCGTATTGGATACGATGTGGAAAACCAATAGCATCATCGATCAGATATCCAGTGATGTTCTGAACGCGCTCTTGGTCTGTCTTCGGAATGAAGTCTGGGAACGATCCTTTTGTCTCACCCATTCCTGTCGCGACAGGCTCCCACTTCTGAATGTTCAACCATTCAGAAGCGTCTTCACCCTCTACCAAAGCCTCTACCAAAGGAATCCAGCATCCCGATTGTTCAATACAACTCGCAACAGATAGAATGAGGCCTTGCGAAATCTGTCCGCGCAGTTTGATTGTTTTCAACTTTGCTCCAGGAATACCGTTGTACTCCTTCGGCACTGCTCCCTTCGAAAGGAACGGAGCTATTGTATGAGGAATCCAGCTGTCAATCTCGCAATAGACGATTTCATCTCCGACATTGAATTCACCTTTCTTGACGACAGACTGCCATCCGTCGATGATCGCAAGCTCAATCAGGTCGGCGCCTTCGATTGGACGGAGGTCGGCAATCTTACGAATTGTTGCTAGTTTTCTTTCCATTATCGGTTCTCTTTGATTTCTGTTATGAATGATTCCGTGTCGATGGGAGGCGAACGTCTTTCGGTTCAAGAAACTTGGGTTGGGTCATATAGTTACCTTCTCATTTTTGAAATGTCTTCTGCTTGTTGCTTCGAGAACACAGGAACAGCATTCGACTTGTGCATCACAGCAATACCGATTATTGCAGTGCCGGTATAGACAGGGATTGGTGTTTTTGGTGCAACGTGATCGTTCGACTCAATTGAACGGATCTTTTTGAAGTCTTCCGCACCAGGCCGAATGAAAGTATCGGGCTTTGTCCGCGTCATGATTTTGAATTTGCTCTTCGGAACGTATTGTGATGTTCGGATCTTTTTTTCCTGATCGCGTTGCTTTCGAGTGCGCGGCGATTTTTGGTTTGTGTAAAGTATTAACATTATTTGAATTCAACTGGGACACAGTATTTGTCCTTCCACGATTTGTACGCTTCAGCAATAAACGAATCTTTCGGTATGAACGGTTTCGACTTGTCGCACATTTTCATTAACCTTCCCACAACAAGCACGGTGGCCCCACCCATTATAACAATCACGGTGGTCCCACCCATTATAATCGCATCATTGGGGTCAGGCCATACCCCGGCGACTAGCCCTGCTGCTACGTATGAAAGAAAGGACGCTACCAAAAACAACAACATACCTACTACTCCAACACAAGCTGCAATTGCAGCACTACCAAAGAAAAAGAGAAATACTGCCTCCAGTATACCCTTTAAAACTTGGCGGCCGTATGTGCAAATATCAGTGCATGAATGCCCATAGCCTCGAGCAAGCTTATAGTGCCACGATTCTTTATTGAATACCAGTGTTTTCATGTTTATATCTCGTTGTACCGGTTCATCTTGAAGATCTTCATAACGTCCTCCGCAAACTTGCGGTTAGCTGGTGTCAGAAGAAGGACTCGGTTGTGTTGGAGGGTCGTCACACGTGTACGTGTATCATCAATGCATCGACTTTCGACGTCTAATTTGCGCAGAAGTCGGTGAGCCATATTCCCATAATAATCGTACTTCTCTCCTGTTTCCTTGACGACCGTCTGGAATACGGGATCAGGTCGGCGGACTTGTACGAATCGCCGCAGAATCATTTTTTGGAGCTTGCATGAGTAGAACATCGTGGCCGGGATGTACCCAATGTACACAGCTTCACGGATTTCTTCGTAGCCGGTGCATGTCGTGAAAGTAATTACTGGAGCACCACACTCTATTGTCTCCCCGAGAAAATTCACATACATATCTTCTATACGTTTGCCCATTTTGAAACTCCTTAATTGTAGATAGTATAATACAAAATTACGAAAAGTGCAACTCTGGGCGACGAATTAGTTCTTCACTTCTGGTTCTACGTACGTCCAATATCTCATTTAGTCTCTCATCAATATAAGTTCTACAATTGCTTGATCAAATTGTTCTTGAGTTTTTGCAAAAGAGTCAGTCCAGCGCGGATTTTCAGAATAAGGAGCAACAACACGTTTGATACCAGCATTAATCACCATGCCAGCACACGTCTCACACGACATAAACGGCCACGTGTAAAGAGTGCAGTTGGATACATCGCGACGTGCAAAGATGATTGCGTTGCGTTCACAGTGCACAATTTGTGGATATTTAATATCTCTGTTTGCATACCTCTCTGGTGAATCATCAACACCTCTTGCAAACCCGTTGTATCCAATAGACACAAGAATGTTTGTTTTGGTCTCTGCAATCACTGCACCAGTTTTTGTGCTAGGATCTTTTGACCAACCAGCAACGTGTTCTGCAAGCCTTAAGAATTTTCTGTCCCAGTTTGTGATCATAATATATCTTCTCCGTCATCTAGATCATTATTTAACTTTTCTTGCAGTGTTTTGAATGTTGTGGGGTGCATTACGAAAGCGCTTTCTGCTATAACATATACATTAGGGTCAGGATATGGCTCCTGCACAAATTTGTGGCTCCGCCAAGGTGTCCAAGAAAGCAGCTGCTCTTTCCATGAGCGGCTAACTTTCACCTCCTTATACTTAACAAGGTTTGGATTGGTTGTTACTGGTAGACCATTAAGAAACACTGTTTGCCCTTTCACGGATCTCACCAAACGTCCAACGTTTGGTTATTACCCCATTCTCATACACAGTTTGCAGCGCATCCGACTTACCAGGAACGAACGGCCCCGAGGTGTAGTTGCCATCAATATCTTTGAACAATGTGACGCGGCCTTTCATAGAGCGCTTACCAGCGTCAGTGACAGGATCTTTGTACACATCACGCCACTGGTTGTTTACTTGAATCGCAGAACACTTCATTGCAAATTTCTGAGTGTCGCGGTCAATTTGTTGCAACAGAGCACCACCCATACCAAAAGCAACGTTGTCGGCACTGAGACCCATTGAAGTGATCTTTTCGAGTATCGATCGAATAGTGTCTTCGTTAATACCATCACCTTGAATAACTCGTACATTGTTCAGTACTCGGTATCCTTTTGAGTTTGTTTGTGTTCCATATGCATCAGCCAGTAATGCCAGGCAATCGGCGACGACAGTGGTAGGATCACCCGAGTCTGGACGAATGACAACCGTAGCGCCAGAATCGATAACTTCCTGCTTCAGAGTGCGTCCCCAGTGATTCTCAACCGCTTGATAGATGTTGTAGCTATCAGATACAACAGCAAGAACGCTACCAGGCTTTGCAAATTGCTGCAGCATGTTACGATACGCTTGTACTTCGTTCTCACGACCCCACGAAGTAATTGTGCTGTGTTCTGCTGCAGGAATACTGAACGACGGCTTCTTTGCTCCGTAATATTTTGAAGCATACAGAGCACCGGTAACGTTGTCTGATCCCATAAACCCAGTAGCAAGGTGAGCGGAACCACCAATACCTGCCGATTCAAACGAACTAACACCACGTGCACCGAAATCGTGCAGTTTGAAATCGAGTCCCCCTACATTGCCAGTCTTTTCCAGATACTGTTTGATCAGCCGGCGAATTGACAGACTATTTGTTGCCACGGTTGTTCCATACCACGTTGCTCGGAGAATTGCAGTTTCCAACCATGTAGTTGCCCACGCAAATTCTTGGTCTGTGTTCTCGACAGTGACCAGCACATTATTAACTGGGACAACAGACCCCTCAGGGGCAGCTCGAATGCGGACTGGCATGAACCCGCTGTGCTTGATCAGCATGCGCAGCCAACCTTGTTTGTTGAATGGTTCGCCATGATCATTCCAAAATTCGGCGGCTTCATCAATGTCACGTTTTGTGAACGGAGTCTGCAGCACATCCTGCAAGTAAATCTGCAGACCGTACATCATTGTCCATGGGTATTTTCCACCTCGAGATTCAACGTACGAAAATACATTCTGAGTGCCAGGGGGATACTGCAGCCACATTGGCGACTTATAAGAGTCAACGTTCAGTGCTATGTTTTTAATGTTCATTTATAAAGATCCTTTATAGTTTATTAGCTTGCAGTCTACCCACAAGGTTGTTTTCCAACATCATACGCCCCCAAGCAAATACGTAATAATATCGAAATGATCCTCAAATATTTCTTCAGGATTCAGATCCGCAATTGGAATCCACATCGCTTTTGCCGCATCATCACCTCCTTTGACTGGTGGCAATTTCCCGTCGGGCAACCGAATCAAAAACGCGTGGGTGATCGTTCTACCACGGAGGCTCCGCGTTGGGTGATCAAACACGTACCTATTGACAATACTTCCCTTGAGAACTGGTGCTGGCACCTTGAGACGCGTTTCCTCACGAAGCTCGCGCAGCATTCCATCTTCAATTCGTTCGGCTTGGTTAACGAATCCACCAGGAAGTGCAAGCAGACCCTCACCAGGTGCAGCACCTCTCACAACCATCAAGACGTGACCTGACTGAACTACTACAGCATCAGAGGTTACGAACGTTGGTGCATACGGAGCAGCAAGCCAGGATTTTTTGTACTTCTTGATGTGCTCGTATTCCCGCGCCAGCTTCAGGTAATCTTCGCCTGCACGGAAGAGACTCAACGCAGCGTTTGTGGTATTCGGTAGTGCACCAGAGTAGAGTTTTGGGCTGGCACCGGAGAAGTAGAGATCACGTACGCTGGTAGCACTAACGCTATCATCCATCTTGTGATCAATGCGACTCCACTGGGGAAACATTCGCAGATAGAATGAAGTCTCGTCTTTCTCATGTCCAATCAGCTCAATAATATCGAGTTCGCTGGTATTTTGATTGACAATCTTCTGGACGCCCGCTGCCCATTGTTGATCGTTGTAACTGATATCACGCAGAGGTTCAATTACTAGCTTGTCGCCATAAGGATAACAGGCGAGGATCATATTCTTTCTCTCCTGGAACGTCCAGGGATTTTTGATGCTCCGCGGCTGATTAGCACTGCCGATGATTATGATGATTTTGTTTGCACCTATCATCGCACTATCAATCAGACGCTTATGCTCTGAGTGGAAAGGTTGAAATCTACCAATTAAAACTTTGACGCGCATAGAATCTCCTTCTCTGCTGTTATGAAGATTAGTCTATCTAGTCTTCTGTTATGAATATTACAACTGTTGCAATCAGAAAAATCCAGAGCCCTAATGAAGCAGCTACTTCTGTATTTCCCCTCTCAATAAAACCGCCAACAGCTACTGAGAGAACTATAAGTGCTATCAGAAAGACGCTGTTAATCAATTTGTTCATGTTTATACTTCTAGTGAAATGTGCTAGGCCTATTCATTATAATATAACTATCACTTAAAGTCAAGCATTCTTTCTACGGGAACACGGGCTTTTTCAATCACCTCATCAGTCAGGTAATCAATCCGATCACCTATTCCTCTGATAGCAGCTTGCGCCGATTCCAGTGTGTTCATCTTCATGAACGGACAGGAATTACACTGACATCCTTTGTACGTGGGAGCCTGTCTGATATCCAGATCAGGTCGAGCTTCTCTCATATTGAAGAGCAAGCCGTCTTCGGTAGCAACGTAGATGATTGCATCGGTATCTGTATTCTTCACCCAGTTCAGCATCTTGTGTGTTGAACCAACTACATCAGCCTGTTTCAGAACGGAGAGAGGAGATTCAGGATGTGAAAGAAGAATCTTCTTCCTTCCAGGATCCTGCATGAAGGCGATAGCCAGCTCTTCAAGATTGAATTGATCATGTACGTCACATACTGCAGACCAAAGAGGTATCTTCCAGTTGTTCGTGTAGTTGAGGTATGCACCCATGTTACGATCGGGAGAGAAGATCACACTCTGACCTTTATCGTAGATGTGCTTGATGACCTCTTCAACGTTCCTCGAGGTGACAATCCAGTCACTCAGAGCTTTGTGCTCTGCAGATGTGTTGATGTACGCTACGTGTTGAATATCAGGGTTGCGCGCTCTGTGCATGTAGACCCACGAGCGCAATCCAGTAGTACCTTCGATCTCTGTTTGCTCAACGAGCGAACAAGATGCTGCTAGAGTCGGAATGATTACTTCGGAATTGGGGTTAAGTATCTTCGCGGTTTCAGCCATGAAGCGAACACCGAGGAAGATAATTTGATCTGCTTTCGCTTCTTTAGCAGCAAGCGCGAGATCAAGCGAGTCACCGACGTGATCGGCGAGTTTCTGTACTTCTGGAACTGTGTAGTAATGTGCAAGTATGATTTTGCGCATAGGAAATCCTCCCATGGTTGATAGCTTCCATCTATTTGGTCGCTATATGTACTTATAATAAAGTGGATCGCTTCTTTCGTTTGACCTCGTGTGGTTTTGATGTACAGCTGTTAAAATCCTCTGTAATATCGCTAACTAATCCCACAACGCTTCGAAATATTTTCCAAAAAGCTTAAACCCGTTTGTTATGCGTTCTTGGTATGCTTCGCGTCCTTCCCAATCAAAGACTTTGGTATCGTTAGGGCCTTTGATCATTTTAAACATACCATCCTCAAGATGCAGAAATTGGGTGTCGCTTATACCGGAAGCAAACTGATCTTCCCAGCTATCATCGCACTTGCTTTCAAACGCGAAGATCATCTCGTCCAGAACCCAATCCCAACGCTCAAAGTGTTTGTCGTCTACCTCACCTCGAGCCTTCTGTTCGTCGGTAAGATCTTCGCCGCGTAGATTTTCTGGCACGTCTGACAATTCAACAAACGGAGCCCCGTGTTTAGTTTCTTTTAGTTGTTTAAGCATGGGGAGAATAATAGGTGCAAGTGTAGAATCCATACCCCACGTGTCCCAACGATCAATGTGTACTTTGATTGTGCGGTTTCGTTTGCTTTCGATCCAGCTCAAGAAACGACTAAGCCAGGTGTCGGCGCGGTCACCATTCAAACCACGGACATCACCAACTTTAGTGTCTGGTTGTACACTACCGTAGGTGAGCCATTCACCAAACTGGTGAACCCAATAAGGTTTTGATTTGATCCCGTGCTCGTCTTTCACATCCTTTACCCAAAAGCAAAGGATTTCGGCCAATTGATACGGCCCAATATAATTTTTATACGGTCCTATTTTAACTCTCATTTGGGGAATACTCCTTAGTCATAGATCAAGTTCCACAATCCAAACCTCTATGCTACAGCAAAAGTTAAAAAAGGTCAACACATAAATACCCCGTGTGAGAGCGATGTTGTGCTCCGCGTTTTATCATTTCAACGTGGAGAAAACATGGAATATTTTAAGATTTTGGCGGAATTAGGGTTCCCTATTGCCGCCGCTGCCGCAAGTGGGTATTTCGTCTTCCTTACCCTCAAATTTATTTTGGCTGGTGTCCTTTCATCTATTAGATCAATGTCACTAATGATCATTGCTCTTGGGCAACGTGTCGAAAAAATGAATGACGAGCTGATACGAATTGATACCAGCACCTCCGAAGTGCTAGATATACCACCCGACACAAGTAGAATTTCCCGCAAACAGGAGAACACATAATAAAATGCGAACGACAACTTTTATTATTAGTGCAGTCGTTTTAGGGTTGGTAATCGGCTATATTTTAGAAAGGATAGTTTTGTGGATACTATAATAATTTTAATCAACAAATATGGCTTTCCAATCGCTGCTGCTGGCGGAATGGGGTATTTGATTTACTACGTGTGGTTGTGGGCCACCACAGAAGTAAAACCTGTTCTCTCTGAAGCAACGAAGAACCTGGTCGGACTAATTGACCAGGTTCGTGTTCTTGATGGGGATTTGATTAGACTCCAGCAAAAAGTCAGTGTCTATATCGCGCTGCGGCATAAATTTAAGTAATTACTCCTCGTCGTCGTCGTCGTCATCACTCTCAAGTAAATCTTCGCCACAGAACGGGCAAAATTGCACGCCCATATCGTAATCATCCGCTATCTTGTTGACTGCAAATTCCGTGTCACAGTTGAAGCATACGTGAACATCTGGTTCGTCGGCGCTGTGCGGAAATAATGATGGTTGCATAGTTAGTCTTTTTTATCTGATATCCATACTTGATTCCAATCACCACTCAGCGACCCTTTTGCGTAATCAGTAGAACGATTCTCAAAAAAGTTTGTGTGTGTTGGCGCGTTAATAATTCCTTCTACCCAAAGAAGCGGATTCTTCTTAACCTTAAAGATGCCTTTGAGGCCAAGTGAAATCAATCTCCGATCTGTTATATATCTGATGTAGCTTTTGACCTCGTCACTCGTTAACCCCTCCAACGCACCGAGCCTAAAACATAGATCGATAAACTTATCTTCGAGATCTACCATCTTCTCAGCTATCGCGTATATTGCAGACTTCAATTCATCGTTCCATATGTCACGATTCTCTTCAACGAATGTTCGGAATAGTTTGATCATTGCCTCTGCGTGCATTGTTTCATCAACAATAGACCATGTTATGATCTGCCCCATCCCCTTCATCTTTCCGTGCCTCGGAAAATTCAGCAACATAATAAAACTAGAGAATAGCTGCATCCCTTCTGTAAAAGCAGAAAACGCTGCTATCTGTTGCGCAATTTTGTTTGGGCCCAGCCCCGATAACGACATGAAATAGTCGTGCTTCTCCCTCATCTCTGTATATTCAAGGAATTCGTTGTATGTAGAGTCCGGCATTCCAAGCGTCTCAATCAAGTGGCTATACGCTGCGATATGCATCGCTTCACGAGCCGCAAATCCACACAGCATCATCCGCACTTCTGGTTGCGGGAAATATGGAAGGTAGTTGTCAACATATCCACCAGCAACGTCAAGATCACTCTGTGTGAAGAAACGGAAGATGTTTGTCAAGAATGTTTTCTCTTCTTTGGACAGCTTCTTCTTCCAGTCCTTGACGTCTTCCATCATTGGCACTTCACCGAACAACCAATGCGATTGTTCGTGTCTTAGCCACGCATCGTATGCCCAAGGATAAGCAAAAGGTTTGAATGTTTGGCGTTTGTCAGTAAGTTTAATTTTAGGTTTTGGTGACATTTATTTCCCGTATGTGTAAACAATATAATCTTCGACGTACGGGTATGCAGGAACGTTAGCTTCAAGCAGCTTATAACCAACCATATCTTGCATTGGTGCCTTACCCTGTAGATCAGATGCCCATACTAATCTAAGATCAGTTATATTTCGGTGACCAAACTTTTTAAAATCTTGGCTACCACGTAGATGTATTTCAATTGGGTTCTCCCCAATATACTCAATATTAAACACACCACCGAAATCCTCGAGGTGGGGTATCAGTTTTGGCGGTAAGCTAGTACCGTAAACAAAACTATCTGAAGGTTTCTTCAACCATCTTGTAAATTTCCGAGTCGATCCCTCAGCTTTAACTCCCATCACAACCTCACTCCATAAGCAAGAAGGTTTACGAGTATACCAATTGACTTGGTAGTCAACGCTTACGTGTGGTCCTTCAAAACATTCGCACCAAAATGTTCCAGGATGTAGATTGTCAGAGCCGGCACAAAAAAACGAAATATATGAATCTTTACTCATTCCATCAAGGTTATATATTGGTCTGATGACATACATTCCATTAGCAGGAATTGGTAGTCCTGCTGGTCCACAATTATACCCCATTGTTTCAGCTAGCCACAACTTATTGAATATCGTGTGGTGATATTGTGGAAACGCTATCCACGCTTCTGCATCATCTTTTATCATAATTCCCTTCATTCACAAGCTAAGCAAGTGTCTCCTTCTGCAATAGCTTTCATATCAATCTCTTGAATAACTTGCCGCTCGATTTTCTTCGACACTTTATCCGCCTTCATCAACTTCTCTGACCTGCAGTAGTACAACGTTTTTAATCCCTGTTTCCATGCCATGAAGTGAACAGCGTGGAGGTAAACAATATTCACATCGGGCCGAAAAAAGAGGTTGAGGGATTGCGACTGATCAATGTAATTTTGTCGGTCAGCTGCATGCTCCACAATCCATCGTTGGTCAATCTCCATACCAGTCTTGTATACGTCCTTCTGCCAATCATCGAGGAAGTCAATATGTTGTACTGAACCGTCGTTTGCGATAATAGAGGACCACACTGTATCGTACTCGAGTTTGGGATCATTTTTACACTTCTCCTTGATGATTGCATCGAGAAACCGATTGCGGGTTACATGAGAGCCAGAGAGAGTGTCTTGTCGATATACGTTTGCTCTGTATGGTTCAATTGAAGGTGATGTGTTACCCATTATAATTGAAGAGCTCGCGTTTGGTGCTACCGCCATTAGATGGCTAAATCTTAATCCTGTACCTTTTGCGTCTGGTGCTTCTCCTCGTTCTGATCCGAGTTGTTTGTTAGCTTCATTGAGGTGCTTACGGATGTGTTTGAACATCCGAATGTTTGCAGCTTTGGCGAGTGCACCTTCGAACGGAATATTGTTTTTCTGAAGGTACGCATGGTATCCCAAAGCGCCCACACCAATTGAGCGCTCATTCTTAGCAGAGAAAACAGCACGTCGAATAGTAGAAGGAGCACTATTAATAAAAGTGCTAAGGGTATTATCAAGCATTTCAGCAACATCTCTAAGAAAAAGTTTGTCACGTTTCCAGTCATCGTAGTACTCCAGGTTCACAGAGCTCAAACAACAAACAGCTGTCCGGTCTTTGTCGGTTGGCAGGGTTATCTCTGAACATAGATTGCTTTGACGTATACGAAGTCCGAGATCTTTTTGAAATTGTGGTAGCGCCTTGTTGCTGGTGTCAATGAAATGAATATACGGTTCACCTGTGTGCATTCTTGCTTCTAGTATTTTCTGCCACAACTCTTTTGCAGAAACCTTCTCAGCAATAACACCATTAGCAGGGTCTTTTAATTCCCACGTGTCGTCGAAGTCTGGATCAACCATACACTTCTCAATAATATTCATGAAATCGTCAGAAATATTAACACCGTGGTGGAGATTAAGCGCGCGCATGTTCTGATCACCCGTCGGCTTGCGCATCTCAATAAACATTTCAATATCAGGGTGATTGATATCAAGGTAAACAGCATAGCTACCGCGACGTGTTCTGCCCTGCCTATAGGCAAGACAGCTAGCGTCATATGTTTTAAGGTGTGCCATTACTCCGGTTGATTTGTCGTCCGCCGACCGAATACCAACCCCAATCCCGATACCGCCGCCCAACATCGACAACCAATTAACTTCTGCTAACGTGTCAACAAGACCAACAGAAGAATCGGGGAGGTAAGGAAGGAAGCACGAAATGGGAAGACCGCGCGCCGATTTACCATATGAGAGGATTGGGGTTGAGTACGATAACCAGTGCTTCGAAGCATATTCGTATAATCTCTGCGCGTGTTCGGGGTTTGATGAAAAGTTTTTTGACACGTACGCAAATCTTTCTTGAGGGGAAATTTCTTCGTCTGTCATATAAGATTCTTTGAGGCGTTTAATTCCAAGAACATCAAAAAGGTTATCGCGATCATAATCTACAGTAATACCATGCACCAAATTTTCCATTTCTACTCCACTGTTATTGTTATTAGGTTTTCTTCCACTGATTGAAAGCCATCAACGCTCCCATTCCTCTAAACGTGTTTTGATCTATTACCTCTTTGATCGCTTTAGGTGAAATGCCAGCCTCGACCATTTGATTGACATCTTTGTGTTTTACCTTACTTGGCCACACACATACATTATACCCTTTTTCTATCATAGTCAACGTACGTTTGAGCATCTCTTCATTACGTGGTTCATTATCGTAAATAATTACTGCGTTGTTCTTTTCGACATTCAACTGGTTGAGAGCAGATATACAATCCGCCCCACACATTGCTATTGAATTTGGAACAAACAATGAATCAAACGGCCCCTCGAACACATATGTATACTTAGCAATATTCGTGTGGTCAAGACCATATATTTTTGGTTTTGTTTCGTCGGCAATGATTGTTATATAGCGCTGCCCTTTTTTTGATAAACTTCTTCCCTGTACTCCTATGAAGTTACCATATTGATCCAACAAAGGTATTATGATCCGTCCAGAATCCTTTTGTTTTAGATCAAACTTATCGGGTATGAACGAGTTCACCCATTTCTTGAATGAGGGCGTGTAGAACAGTTTGAAATGGAACTGAGGCGGTATTAACCGTTCCTGAACGTATTTTTTGGCGGGATGATCAGGACGAAGTTGTGATATCTTTTGAAGATTTTTAAGAGGAGAGTTCCTGATAAATTTTGGCTTAGCTGGACTTGTGATATCCGGCTGTTTATTAGCTAATACTTCTTGATTTTGGCCGATATAACTTTCTTTAAACTTCTCTAAAGAATATTCGGCACTAATATTAGGGCTAACGTGCTTTATTAGCTTTGCTAGGGATGTTGAATCACCACAATTGTGGCATTTAAACACAGCATTACCCTTGTGGTCAAGGATATACCCACGAGCTTTGTGTTTATCTTTTTTTGAGTCACCACAAAAAGGACAGCGAAAATTATAGACGCCGTTTTTCTTTTTAAAGTGTGACAGGTAGCCTGAAACAAGGCCAATATACTTGTGATCGATGTAATCCAATTACCATTTCCTTTACCTCAACAAAACACATTATATAACAAACGTGGGTAAAGATCAACGACTAAAATAGATTCTCAATACGGAGGTGAGCGAGGATATAACCAACAACGACAGCACCACCAAAAATCATCCAGCGCCACCGTTCAAGCACAACAATTCGGGTCGATAACGTATCCATTTTAGCCATTAGGCAATTGTGCTGTTCCTTTTGTTCTTTACGAATCTCTTTGAGTTCGTCGATGGCGCTTCTGACTTCTGATTCCAAAACGGCTATCCTCGAATGTGTATCGTTGTACAGGGTCCTTCTCTCTCCGTGCTCTACCATGATTATACTCTCTAATTAGTTTGTGCAAGTTTTTCTTTTGTGCGACCAAAAGAAGTAATACCAACAATTGCTCCCATCGCAATATGATAAAGGCCACCACTTTGTAGTGTAATTGGTGCCCACGGTACTAACGGCTGTTTAGTATATACTAACACCAAAGCCCATAAAACAGGAAACAGTATAAAATCAAATACGCATGTAACCATATACACCCAACCCATTGTTGGGCGCCATTTGTTATCTATCCACGATTCAAGTTCGTGCGAACGTGGAGTGTCTTCACTCGAGTTCACTCCATCACACCAAACACTTGAAGAGCGTGGTTATAATGCTTAACCCGATCAGACAATCCGTTCGTCCCACCGTTGATTCTTTTTGTTAATGTGATCATATCACCTCGATCAGCAAGAGCGTTTAAGTTGTTTGTGTCCCAATACCAACAAGCAGATTCAATCGCTCCTGGACGGGTTGTGAGGTATGTGACGGCTTCATCAATTGTTAGTCCACATGACTCAGCAAACTTCGTGTAATTGTTCTTACCGGTCAATTGAATGAGACCGCGACCACGAAACTTATACCCCTCTTTCGTTTCTTCAGGACCGTTACCCATACGCCCACCATATACGCGACTTGCAATCTTTTCTGGATTCTTAGCGTACTGTTTGGCTTGATCAGGGTTAAAGTATCCTGGAAACACTCTTAACAGCGCATCAGCAGAATAGTAGAGGTTCTCTGAGAGAACTTTGAACCCCATACTTTCGTGAATACATTGCGCAATAAATGCTGACACTCGGAACGGGGTTGTGATGTCGTATTTCGGTAACACTTCACACAACGCTTGATACCACTCAAGGTGGTCTGGGTTGTTTGGGATTAGCTCTCCAAGCTGGCTAGCTACCCACAAAAAATTAAAATTAGTTGTTTGCTCGCTCATTTATTTGCCTTATTGAAGTTATCACGCTGTTGTTTGTGCCATTCAATCCATCCTTCAACTTGTGAGGCACACTTGTGATATTTCGAATAATTACCAGCAACGTTTTTTGCTACCTCACTCAACACCGTCGGCACCTCAATCTTATCGAGAGGCGGGCAGGGCGTCATCAGAGTTTTCGACGCGTCTGGAAACGTTTGTGATGCAGGAACTGTTACACATCCCGCAAGAAACATCACACTTAATAATATTATTGTTCTCATTGCTCGTCAACCGGTTTTTCAGCTGCCATATTTAGGGCATCAACAAAAGGTTGAGGAATTGGGCATGTGTTATCATATATCCTAACTTCACGGTCAACATATTCAATAACCTTCTGTGCCTTCTTTTGAATTGCCCGATCGCGATACACTATCCTCTCTACAACCTCTCTGGTAATCACAGCACTTCTTGCTTCAGCTTTAGACAGTTTCACTTCGAGAGCAGCCACGCGCTGTTTCCACACCCTTTCATTACTTATTCCACCTTCAATCCACAATGCAAAACACACTACGATTGTAGCAATAATTCGAATCGGAAGCGTGTAGTGTTCAAATATCTTGAACGAGAATAATGATGTCGCGACGAGAGCAGCAATCCCGACAACCAAAACGAAATGGATCAAATACTCTGGTATAAACGAAAGGATCCACATTACACTAAACCTTTTCTCTTCCACATATCAACAAGTCTCTTCTTGCGTTTGACAAGTACTGTTGGGTTGACTGGTTCTGTGCCAGCAATCGCATTACCGCCAGCATTGGCCGCGACAGGCCCCTCTTCTCTTAATTGTTTCCAGTGAGGGACAAAAGCTTCTGTTAGTATTCTGTCGTTTGTGCAGTCAATATTTTTATGTTCCTTGAATAGGAATACAGCAGCAGCAACTGACGCCAATCGCGTCGACCCACCAGGTAGTTTTGCGAGAATTTTCTTGAGGTTAGAGCAGACAATATCGTAGTACCCCCACGCGGTTTGTTCTTTGGTGCCGAGAGACGACTTTTTCTTTAACACCTTACCTTTATCGTCGATAATGCCAAGCTCATAAGCAGGCCATTTTTTAAAAGGTGTTGTGATTCTTTTCATGAACTGGTAGACGAGGTACATATCAACAAACTGGTTAGTCCCACTAACCTTTTTGTTGCTCATTGAGCTGATTTGGGAAATAGGGATGCGCATTAAATTTTCCTCAGTGCCTCTTCTATTACTTTATTTGAGGGAATCCCCTCCGTAAAGATTGTCTCGTTTGATATCCCTATACATTCAACAGTTACCGGCAACGTGCCGAGAAGTGAAAGAAAAGGTTTAAGCAAATGGTATTGTCCATTAAGTTTAACAAACAACATTCTCGTCGTTTGCTCTACACCGAAAACATTATACAACACAGTCAAGTGGTTGAGAATTAATCGCTCTTTCAAATCACCCGTTTCAACAAATTTGTTAAAAAGTCTTTTAATATATTTGAACCTACTCAAATCTTCATAAAATTCTACAGTATCACAACACATTGAATTGTTGTAATGTTTTGCAGCGTATAATAAAATATTACTCTCGTCAAGTTTTACAGTCATTAGAATGAATTCAGCGGTAACCTTTTGATTGTGTTGTTTGATGTTGCAATATACAAATAACTGTCATCATAAAACATTGTCCCGCGCGCAATTGTTATTCCACTATTAGCGGGCGTTCTTTTGTCTGTTGAAATTAGCGTCGGCACTTCAAGTACCGAGTTATTAGATAAAACAACGTTAGCATTTATTTTACCAAAAAGGTTGGCAACTGTGATTGAATTAGCGACAGGGGTGCCGGCCGGATCCTCTACAACGTAGAGGATCGCTGTGCTGGCTATATTACTGGTCCCTAAAAGAACAGTAAGTTTTTTACCGTCAACTGCCATGATTATGAGTCAGGGAAGATTGTATCGTCAGACGCGTCAGAAAGCACTTCACGCATTGCAACGAGACATTCATTCTGAACACGACCAGCACGCCCACCCGAACCAACTGTACGTAGGTTCCAACCTGGTGTTACTCCTTTTGTGCGCGCGCCACTAACAACGGCAGCAGCGGTTGCTGTTTCACCTGTCAACGAATGACCATTTTCCGACGTACCCTTAGTCAGCGCAATTGCGGCGCCACCACGCGCTACCGAAAGGTAGACACCAGTTGTGTTTGCTGCCTGAACGTAGTAAGAGGTGCCAGAGGTCAATTGAGCAAGTGCTGTGTTACCTGATGATACTGTATACAACAGATAGTCACCAACAGCAAACACAGGAGTCGTCAATGTGATGAAACCGTTTGCTGCAACAGCTGTATTAGCGATGAATGATTTTGCCGATGGTGCAGCAATTACAACATCTGGGCTTGATTCGTATGACGAACCAGCAGCTGTGATTGTCAAGTTAGCAATTTTACCAACTGAATTTGCACCACTATCAGCAGTCGCACTTGCACCACCACCACCAGTCAACGTAACAACTGCGTTGGCAGTGTAACCAGAACCAGACGACAGAATTTCGAGGGCGACGACATTACCACTCGATACACCCGCTTCTGCTGCGTCAACACAAAATTGGCCAACAGTAGCACCAGAAACGATTGCGTTCGGTGTTACGTTACCAAACAGTACAGATTGGTTACCTGAATTTTGTGTTAAGTTAACTTGTGATAGTGCGTATGCTGGTGTGTTAGCTGCATTATCAGTCTTTCCCCATAGTGCCATAGTAGTACTCCTTTGTTTTATTTATTCTGTTGGTGGACAATTGAATCGGTAACTGTTTCAAGAACAAACAATTCGTCATCGGTGAAATCTTCTGATATATCGATATTATCTACATTCGTTAGTAGGTTGTCGATGTACTGTTTAACCGTCATTGTTTCTTCGCCAACAGCTTGCATTCTCTTTGCAGCCATTTTATAAAGATGTTTTTGCATCATATCCATCGATGTTTGATCTTTGTTTTGCTTTGCGACTGCATATGCAGTAGACAATTGCTTCATGATTTTGCCGTGGCGATCTTGAAAGCTCAGCTTCTTTTTCTCCGCGGCTTGTTGAGCCTGTATATTAGCAACAGATTGTAGCTCATCAATTTGCTCAACATGGTAAGGATCACCTTCGTTATGCTCACCAGAAAGTTTGTAAACTTTCGTTGCGTTACTTCCGTGTGTGTATGTTCCAATCAACTTCTTAGCTTCGTCGATCTGTTCTGGCGCCTTTTTTGGTTTATTTGCAAGGGCTGCCTTTTCCATCAATTCCGCTTCAAGAGCGTTACGAGCCATCGGACCTTTTGCGGACGCTTCACGAACAGCATTCAACAAGCTGTCGGAAAATCCGTTATTTTTCTTTGAAAATAAAAATGTCATGTTAGTCCTCGTCCCTTATGAATTTGAATCAACTCGTCGACCATGTTAGAAAGCTCCTTATCACCCTTGTATTTAGCTTTAACTTTATCACCAATCACCGTGATTCTACCAGTAGAGTCCATCGCACCGCGCAGGAGTTTCTTCTCCCCGAGGAGCATGTATATTGCGGTTTTTCCGAGACTTTTACTCATTTGTGTCCTTTTAACAGGTATTTAGGTGTTTTTAGTATTCGCTTGTGATCGTTCTGCTGGAGTTGGGATTCTTGGCCAAGGTTTCTTCTGATCCTTGAGCCGTTTGAATGCCCGCATCAACTTGCCAACGCTCTTACTTTCTGTTATACCACCTTTATCTGCCTTCGTCCAATGCACATTTCCTGTCCCCTTGCAATAATTGCAATCGTCCTTTGTTTTTGGTTCATTCTTGCATTCGGGACATATCCTGTGATTTGAAGCTAGTCGTGGCGAGTAAAATACATTATTTGCTTCGATAACACAAACGTCGTACGCTTTTTCAGCGAGGTCGTTTATTTTGTCAGTCTTAACACGCATTATTGAATTCGTTATTGGACGGTAGTTGTACTTCGAACTCCGGCGGCCAGCGGCAAGGCGGGCGCCTTCTGCTTGTTTGACTCTTGGAAGAAGTCGGTCAGCTACGCGATTAATCGCTCCTTGCTTCTTACTAATAATCCTATCGACAACAATCTTGTCTGATGGGCCGAGTTTTTGATAATTTGAACCCAACTTACCAGCATACCGGCGGCGCATATAGTTGCGCGCAAGGTTGCGTGTCCTCTTCTTGAGGTTCTTCTTATTTGCAAATCTATTCAGCGCAAGCTGTCTTCCTTTTTTGATCTTTGGAAGACGGCGGCGAATGCTAATAGCACGCTTACGACGCTCTTGATACGTAAGAACGCGGGACTCTCTTACACCCTTTGTTGGCTCGACGACAACCTCGTCTCCATCTTTGTTGAGGATAACTTTCTTCTTGCTACCCTTCATTATGATCGGCTTTTCGTCGGGCGACATTTGTTTGTCGGGTGTCATTTCACCAGCTGGTTTCATTTTTTAAGGTTCCCTTTTACGTCGTGGAATAGGTCTTTTGCGTGCCCCTCATTCTTCTTCAGCGCAGATGGAAGATTTTTCTTGAACGAGTGGAAGTCGTTGTTGTGTACGTGGTTCCGCATATCTGTTCCCGATACTCCCTTTGATCGCGCACCAGTATTTACCACATTGATTGATTTGAAAGGTTTTTCGGTTCCTGGACCGTGGTACTTTTTAATCTTTTCCAATTCTCCAGCGCGGTCTTCTCCACCAGCAAGTGTCAGGTGCCTGTAACCTTGATCGTGAAGATGCTCAACATGTTGATAGATTGAAGGCCGCTCTTTCGACGACATTGTGATGTTCGTGTTGGGGAATGCGCGCTTCAAATGCTTTTCTTTTTGTTGAGGAGAAAGAGGGTTCTTTTTCGAATCATGTGAGTGTGAAGCGATAACGAGATGATCAGCCCCTACCTTCTTTGCGTGGGCTTTTAATCCGTTGATATTTGCTTCATGCCCTGATGTAGGAGGGTTCATACGGCCGTAGAGAACAGCAACGTGCTTGTCGTTGTCGTCGCTCGACTCTCGTATGTATTGGAGGAATCTTTTAATCATTTTTGTGGGTACTTTGGGTTGTTAAGAAGAGCGTGAGAGACTTCTTTTGGCACTAATTTGCCAACCGGCCGATGCAATCCTAACCGGTCTTTCTTCAAGAGGACAATCCCCTCACCTGGTGAGGGGTTGCCGTCAATCGAAGTTGTAACGTCTGGGTGGTGCACTCCTTTTAAAAGGTGCTCAGTAGCTTGCCCCAAATGGTGTTGAATGACGAGCGATCTATTAAAATGTTCCGCGTGTTTGTCAACGTGACCCGAATGAGAAGCAAACGTGCTGAGTTTTCTTTGTTGCCCAGCAACGGTAGAAAGTTTGCTGGCCTCTTTTTTACCAACAGCAGAGAGATGTTTTTTGTATCCCTCAGTAGATGGATCACCTCCTTCCCTTGTTGTATTGTTCAGGTAGGACGTCAAGTGCTTTGTATGATCTGGTGTTAAGTGGTTTGTTGTGTGTTTGCTTAGAAGCTCCTTTGCAGACGAAAGATGTTTTTCTACAGCTTCGCGATCCTTTGGTTTATACGTGCTTGGGTCAGGTTTGTATTCTGATTGTGTTGTGAAAATATCTTTGTGGCGCTTGGTTGCTTCTGGTGTGATAGCGTGCGCAATCCCCTGTGTTATTTCAGTATGAGCTGCAAGTCCTACCTTTGCTTTTGTATCCATCCCATATTCAATACGATTAGGGGTAGCTGATGCTACTCCTTTTGATAGCGTAGGCTTTTCGTGTTCATTATATAGTAGGTCTCCTTGGACTGTGTGCCCAGGATTAACGAGCTTGTGACCATGCGACAAAACGTTTTTTAACGTTGCTGCGTATTGAGGGGCATGCCCGAAATGATGATCAACTTCTTCTGGAGAGCGCGCTTTGACACCACGTGAGAATCGATGTTTATCAGAAACAAAAGGACCTTGATGGTCGTGGCCAATGACAACCGAAGCGCCGCCGTCGACCTTTAGTTGTCCTCGAACCCCACTCGGTTCTCCCATTCTGTGCTTATGGAAATCCTGCATGAGGCTCAGAGCATGATTGCCACCCGAATCAGGCAGTTCGTGTGGGAGATCTTTCACGTGCGTCAAATGCCCGAGTAGCTCAGCATCGATCGACGTCTTGGCTTCTGTTAGAAAATTGTTGAACTTAATCATTTTGTTGCCTTTGTTAGACTTGCCCCTGGCTTTGATCCGTTGTATGGAGTGTGTGGTGATGAGCCCAAACTCTTTGATCTAAACTCGAGCGAAGCTAATTTATGTGTTGCTCCTTTAGAATCAGTGCCGTGAAAGTGTATTCTATTTTTGTCAACGGTCGTGTGCACTTTATTCATTGAATCAACGAATTTGTTTGCCTTCGAGTCGTAATCAGAAATATGCGTCTTACCTTTTTCGTGATGAACTTTGAGAGTTTCAATTGATTTATTGCCGCTACCAACAAGCGATTTAACAGCCTTCTTCATATTAGGGGTGCTCGTTTTGCTAAAATGTTCGTGGTGATGATTAGCCAGCGCGACACCACGATCGCGGGCGATACTTTTCGCTTGGTTGTGCACTTCTATGTCAGCGGGCTTTGTAGACGACCTCAAGACCCGGAAGTGGTCTGCTTTCGCTTTGCTCGTCATACCACTAAAACCTGGCTTTGATTTCTCCATATGCTTGTCTAGTTTTGCGTTAAACGTTTTAATTGTGCTCACTCCATCAGATCCACCGTGCATCTTAGCTAACGTCTTGTGCCCCGGTGTCATCGTCGAGTGGCTTTCTTTTTTACTGCTGACGCCAACATGCTTAACATCGCCGGTTTTTGGATGTTTAAGTGACACGACGTAATCGGCGTTATCGTCAACCGTTTGTTGCTTTTTTGAATTGTGGGCATCGTGGAATTTTTGGATATCTTTTTTTTCAGAAGTCCAGTGTACTTTGCTGATTTTGTATTCAGGATGTGTTTTTTTCAAATGGTCTTTTAATGCTCCAGCTGCGTGAGTTCCAGCAGCTTTTGATTCAATATGATCTTGGGGAGCCATTGACTTTTGAACATGCACAGCAGCTTCCGAAGGAGATTTTCCTTCCTTTGTACGGAAATTATCAGGAGGTGATCCTGTCAGCGCATGCATCGTGTGTAGTTCGAACGCAACGCCACCATGCGCGCCTTTTGCACCTTGTTTACTCTCAACCAAAAAAGATCTGAAGTTTATCATAATTACCTCTATTATTTGTTCAGAAGTATTTATAAAATAAAAAAAGCCCGCGGTTGCGGGCTTTTAAGTCAGCTGTATTACTTTTTTACTACACTGTCAATGAATTTGTTTGCTGTTTTTTCGTTTAAAAAGAACCGAGTATGACCTTCTTGTGTTACATCGTTCCACATAACAATACAGTATGTGTCAAAACTCGACAAGCTCCCTTTGAGGCGCCAGTTACCAAATTCAATAACGTCTGATGTTAATAGTGTCCAGATACTCTTGTTTAGAGGTAGTGAGGGCGTTGGCATAGTGCCTCCTTTTCATTATTTAGTCAATCTCAAATCAGGCAGTGCCTCTTTCAAAAAGTTCCTTACTTGACAATTGCTCATGTCACCAAGATCTTTACCGAAATCGCATACAACGTGTTTTGAGCACGTTTCAGCTAGTTTTAACCCAGCTTTATCGTTGTCACAAACAGCGACCGTCAAACGTGGTAGACAACCGAGCCACGGTTTGAGTTGCGAGGGGTTATTTGTGAGGACAGCGACGGCAGGGACACCGAGATTATGTAGCTTGCATGCGTCGAAAACTCCCTCCACGACGAATAGGACGTCATCGCGATAATCAAACGATTCGAGCCCCCACACAGCTAGCTTATCTTTGGCATATGTGAAGTATCTTCCGTCTTTGGGGTTGTTGCGAACACTTTTGGGAGCGAACGGCCTGTATTGTTGATACCCAACAAGCTGCCCACTGAGGTTGAAAAGGACAAACGAAGCGGTCTCGTCATCCCAACTACAATTGTAGCGTGAAGGATCGAGACCGCGGTCGTGAAGGTGTGCTTTTACGTCCATTCTGGTATTATACCAGAATTTCAAAAAAGGTCAACCTTCTTTTACGATGTACATAATTGCTGTCGGCGGAATCCAATACATGTTTTCAGAGAAAAGGTCGTCGACAGCAAGCTCGAGATCTCTTGTCAACCAAAAGCCACTTTGAAATAACTCGATCCCTCTGCGATGCCGCGAATCAGCCAACCACACGGAATATACTTCTCCGCGCATTTTAAAAAAGCATGTGTATCTTGTTTCTTTGGAATTTTTAACATATCCAAAAATTGCCGCGGCACTTTTTTTGAGAAATGTCATTTGTTAACACCTATAGCGACGTGTTGATAATAGGTGCCGAAAATAAAATCGAGCTGCACGCGGCACTTGATTACCTCATTTTTTCGTGTGTCAATTACGGAGTCTGCTAGTGCCATTCGCGTGAACCTAGACGTACCAGGAAGGGACGCTTCATCGAAATGCTGTTTTGTTTGATAATAAAAATTTAGATCTTGTTTTTCAAGTAGGAACATAATATAATTACTCCTTAATTGAGGAGACAAGCGGGTAGTAACCCTACGCCGCTCGTCTTACCCTCGAGTGCTTTGGTAAGAACCCTACTAAGAACTCCATCTGATCTGCAAGGATGTTGCGGTTTTGCAAGATCAATCCTTCTGCCTTGTCGGGGACGTATGGAACGTACAACAACTGCTTTCCAAAATCCTTCAAAGACTTGTCGTCCTTTTCACAGTTGCATCTGTAGCAAGCTGTAACGCAGTTCATCCACGTGTTTTCACCACCTTTTGAAACTGGAACGATGTGATCACGAGTCAACTTTTCGTCGCCGTGCTGTTTTCCACAGTATCCACAGATGTGGAGGTCGCGACGAAATAGGTTCTTGTTGCTGAGTGTTGGAGTGCGATCAATGTACTTGAATTTTGACTTCAAAGCAACGATTGATCCAATTTCAACATGCGAACGTTCACCCGTCATTCTTGACGTACCACCTTGAAACATAAAATCTTCGTCGCCAAATTCCCACGCGACAAGGCCTTTACATTTCAAAGTCACGGCGTCCTGCCAGTTCATCCAGCTATGTGGCTGACCACCTGCATTTACTGCTAAGATAAGGTTATGCATGTTACACTTCTATAATTAATCGCCGCCTGGGCGGCCGGTAAATTCTTCGTCTGACATTCCACCCCACTCATCAAACCCGAGGTCGATGTCCTTATGTTTGTTATTATATACTGAATAACTATTATTGGCAACAACTTTAATTCTCTCGGGTGGCGTCAACGAAAACCCTTGTATTGCGTTATTTATCAACCAATTGATGTATCCCATGTCGTTTTTGATAACGTGATCAACAGTTTTACCTTTATATTTCCCAAAACTAAGCCGGCGCTTTTTCATTAATCTCTAACTCCGCTGTTGTCTCGATCCACAACCGTGCACCACAATTAAGTGGTTTGTTTGGACGGTATACAAACTCCGATGGGCCAAGAATCTTGACACCATACCCCTTAATTGGACCTGCCGACGTTTGTATAGTGACCGGCGGGTCATTCTTTCCGTGTTTCAAATTGCTCATAATAACCTTCTTATCAACGTGTATACGCTTGATCGAAACGTTATCATGTGCCTTCTCGCGTCTTCTGTTATGAACTTCGCGTATAGACGGTTCTGACACTAATTTGAACGCTTTTCTACGACTATATACACGCTTCTCGGCCATGGTTGTCGTATTGTTTCCTTATAGTTAGACTCTCGGGTGGGTGATCTTCGCGAACGTTTCGATACCACGAAGACGCTCAATTTCATCAGCAGCTTCTTCGAGGATATCTGCAATACGATCTGATTTGCCTTCCTGCACACTTTTGCGGCCGGGAATTTGACGACGGATTTTGGCGCGTACTCTCAGTCTGGTAATAAGATCGTCCATAATTAAATGCTAGGGGCGCCACAATTTGTGCAACCTCCTGCCATACTCCTCTGTTCGTTTTCGCAGCACAGGCCTTTGTAGTAACCACTCTCGTTGCCATCGTAAATAATTACGTGAGTAGTTATCCGCGCAATTGAAACCATGTGTTTAGTTCCTTTACTTTCCTTGATGTTTGGGTGAAAGGCAACAACCAAATCTGGCTTCTCGGCCAACATCGCCTTGTTACGAATTGGACCTGCTGCATTTTTGTATTTCTTCCAATCCGCTGGAAATTTCTTGGCGGGGATTCCATTATGGTCCGCCCAGTTGCGCGACATAATGTCAACGCCGCGGCACTCCCCCTCAATCAGCAGGGTGAAGTTGTTGACTTTGTGGAGTTCGTCGAGATGCAGCTCGAGATACTCACTATCAATCCAATCTCTATCGCCACACACAAGAACTTTCATAATTTTAACCTCTCTATAGCCGGGGTTCTGTTCTATCTGCTAATTCGTCTGTGAGTTTCCTCACCCTCGTCAGGTTTCAATCTGAGTCATAGGTGCACCAACCCGATATCTCGGCGAGTCACGTCATCGATATCTGTTTGGCTTGCTGCCGCTGATGTCATCGTACAAGCGACTTTCGTCTCCGATGTAGCATTTACAGCTGCTCTTGGCAGCCCCGAACTTCCTCGACAACAAGTTGCCGCTAGCAGTCGAGAGGTTAAAATTTTAAACTCTTTTGGCGCCGTGACCGTCGATAGGTTTGAACGTTTTCTTTTTCATGATCTGTTTAACATGATCGTAACTGATTGGGCAATAGTTGTGATTATCGACACCCACATCAATAGATAATGAATTTGGATCGTCTGGTAGATTCCCGTGCGAATGGCCATATAACTGCCACGAACCGTGGTGCGATTTGTTCCACACCTTCATTGCATAGTGCATAAGAATGATAAGCTGCTGACCTTTGCTTTTTGTTTTGTCAGTAACTTTTAATTCAAAATAATCCTTGACCCACACAAAATGTTTTGCAACACACGGGTCCATTTTGCTGTCGTGATTGCCACGAACTAAGAACTTGCGGCCGTTCAATCTTTTGATGACCGCTTCGGCTTCATGGGGGCGAAGAAATGCAAAATCACCAACAAAATAAACTTCGTCATCAAATTGAACATGATCGTTGTGGTTAGTGATCAATGTCTCGTTCATATTATCAACATTCGCGAATGGCCGATTGCAAAATTTTATTATATTTGCGTGACCGTAATGTTGATCGCTTGTGAACCATATTGTCATTTTTTTTATTCCCTAGCACGTTTGGTTATTTTCCTTGCTTTTACAATGTGGTGCCCCCGCCCGGATTCGAACCGAGATCATGCGCCAATCTAGCGCCAATGCCGAGGTATAAGCTCGGAGTTTTACCGTTAAACTACAGGGGTTTTGGAGCTCCAGGACAGAGTTGAACTGTCTTTCGCACTTTACCAAAGTGCAGTAATAACCATTATACTACAGGAGCGTTAATAAGTCCAGCCTAAAACTTTCATCAATTTCGTTTTGACTCTAATGCTGGTGCGTTAATTATCCACATAATTTTGGCACCCCATGAAGGAATTCAACCTCCGCAATCAAGGGTAGAAACCTCGACGCCGACATCATCGGATGGGGCATTGTTAAAAGTTAAAATCCTGTTATTTGTACAGCTATAAAAAATATCCTATAGCAACTATAACGAACCACTCTGTCAGTGAAAATTGGTAACACCAACTCGGCAGCTTGAATGCAATATATTCAAATATTTTGTCAAACATTTTAGTAGTGCCTTTCGTTTGGATGAAGTCGCCAAAATAACCGGCTCGCTTTCTCTGGCGCTTTGTGGTAAACATCAAACCAATATTCGTGCACAATGTCTAGCTTCTGGTTCTTCTGCTTGTGCCCGATCCAATAGGGGTTCGAATGGCCACGAGGGCGCCACGTTTTTTCGTGGTAATTCCTGCGTAGTTGCCTGTCGAGGAATCTATACCCCCACATATCAGACGTTCAGGTGCTTCTTGAGAGATTCGAGCTCGCGCTGTTTCCGAGCAACATACTTCTCATTATCAGGGTAAGCTATTTTGAAACGCTCAAGTGCACCTTTACGACGTTCCTGACGACGAATAAAACTATTCTTGATCATTTTAGCTGGTCCTCCATCTCATTAAATGCTCGACTAAGTTGTACCGATGCTATCTGAACAAGTTTTGGATCCTTGAATCCAAAATTATCAGGTAGATTTAATGTTATCACGTGTTTGTCGGCAAGGTCGAATTCGCTCGAAGTTTCCTCGAAATTCTCTTTGTTGACAAACACAACAGCATCGGACCAATGAATCAGAACGTCGTCAGCGTGGATCAACGCAAATGTTTTTGTTGACCCTGCTGCACGTGTGTTGAAGTTGAATGGATCGTTTGATAGAATCCAAGCGACGGTCGGGGAGCGTAGCAGTCCAGCTGAGCACACACAAAGAACCTTTAACGAAGTTCCTTGGTGAGAATTAGTAGAATTGTGTTTTCTGTTATTGATGATGAACTCCTTTTTGATGAAGGTTTCGTAACTGTTTGAATATGACTATTATACGTTTTTTTTACAAAAGGTCAACAATTTTAAATTTCAAAAGTGGAGCAGGTGGCGGGGATCGAACCCGCGACATTCACGTTGGCAACGTGGCATTCTTCCGCTGAACTACACCTGCGTTATTACATTTCTTCGTGTGTGCTTACGCTTGTTGGTACCCCCGGTCGGATTCGAACCGACACTGTGCAGGTTTTGAATCTGCTGCCTCCTACCAATTGCGCTACGGGGGCATAGTTTTTGATTGGTACCCTGAGTGAGATTCGAACTCACAAAAGCTGGTTTAGGAAACCTGCTCCCGTCCATTGGTCAGGATGTTATGTATGTATTATTGCTGAGGCGATATACTTCTGTATCTTAGCAGGTACGTTATGTGCTTTATTCATTACATCGGTCATTGTGAACTCGCTCGTGATTCCTTCTCGTGCGAAACTATATAGCGTTCCACCTGGGTGCTCAGTAGCGAGTATCTTCAACATACCGGCATCAGTAGCTGGAGCGTTGACTGCTGTTTTCTTGATCTTTACCGCCTGTGCAATGCCCATTGTATCTCGGAGCATAGACATCACCTCAGAGGGATCAGCATTGCGCATTACAGACAACACTTTACCGACGAGGACGTTGATGGCCTTATCTTTTCCAGACTTTACTTGCTCAACGGTCTTTTGATTGTCTGCAATGACTTGGGTAATTAGTTCTTCTATTTTCATATGAATTTTGGCGGAGAGTAGAGTAGTCGAAACCCATTCCATTCCTGGAACCAACTGTTTTCGAGGCAGTGTCGTCAATCCCTGACAATTTACTCTCCATTAAGTATTTTAGCGTCTTTCTCGCTGAGAGGAGTGCAACAATCTACCTTCAACTCTTCGTATGGAAGCTTTCTGAATATACGATCCCAACCTTCACGATAAGCATTGGTCGGTTGTTTCGTTTTCAGTTCGTCGCCAGTGATGTCGTTTTTTGATGTCATAATCTATTTGTGTAGTGGTAGTGACCGTGGGAGTCGAACCCACCTATTCTTCCTTATGAGGGAAGCACATAAGCCGCTCTGTCAGGTCACTGCTGTTGGTGGTTCCAAGAGGAATCGGACCTCTATATTCGCCATGTCAAAGCGACACTCTACCATTGAGTTATGGAACCTAATTTATGGGGTGATCGACGAGATTCGAACTCGCGCTATCTGATTCACAATCAGAGGTGCTGACCTTTACACTACGACCACCATTGTTTGGTAGCGGCCGAGGGTAACGATCCCTCTCCCATCGCAGGTTATGAGCCTGGAGTCTACCACTAGAAGCCGCAATAGTCTTCTTTACTTCAATTCTGGTGCGCGGGCAGAGAATCGAACTCTGCAAATCCCACTTGTAAGGAGGGTGGTGTCACCAGCTACGCTCCCCGCGCTTTGCGTGAAGTTATAAGGTTGTCAAGCCAACCTTCTCAAATCATGAGATGAAAATTGGTCGGAGTACAAGGATTCGAACCTTGGACCCTCTGCTCCCAAAGCAGATGCGCTGCCAGACTGCGCTACACTCCGAAACTTGGTGCCCCTTGACGGAATCGAACCGCCGTAAGCTGCTTACAAAACAGCCGTAATACCATTATACTAAAGGGGCAAATTATATTAATTACTTTTCTAAGTCAACTACTCGACCGCTGAGCTATCGAGTAATAATTCTATTTATAGTCTACGTTTCTTCCATTCCTGACGCTCCAGAGAGGCTTACACAATTTGGATCCTCTGCAATTACCGCAACAAACCGCATGTGGATGCTTCGCAACGTTGCTGCAATCGAAAGAGCGTCGCTCAAATCGCTGGCAACGTGGCCTTGTGTTACACTATCAAGCGTTGTCCAATATACTTTATATTCAGCTTTGTTCATATGTTTTACTTGTGACACTATCGTTTAAGCCCGCTCAGGCCCGCACCCTCGAGGTATGTTGACCATATTTGCAAGACTCCTATGTAGCTTTCATAGGCGTAACGCCACAAGTAAAACATTCGGCTCAGTACACCGAGAGGTATGATGAGTATCCTTTATGGTGTAGGGGACGTCCAGGCACATCACCGCGGTACACCATTTCATCTTCTTTTGTTGCACTAAGGCGAAGAATCTTCAGAAGGTAACCTTTTCAACAATGTCTATTATACTACCATTTAAAGAATAGTCAACACTTTTCTTTTTATTGTTAATTCGGCTGTGTACTTCTCTTTAATTCTGTGAAGCTGTCCCGTTGCCCACTCCAAATTCCTGATGTATTGGTGTTGTTCAGAAGTTTGTTGAACACCAACAACGGTGTTTAACCGTCGGTCAAAAAACTCTTCTGGCATGTTGTCGTGTGTTATTATAGTTCCTCTTGTAGGGAAGAATTGAACATATCTGCGCATGAATTCATTCCACTGTTCAATATGTTCAACAGGAGCTGTAAAATTAAATAGTTGAATTTCTGTTGATATCCTGAAACCAAACTGTTTTGCAAGAAGGAAGCTGAGTCCTGCTTGAACCATATCTTTTTCGACAACGAAAATTTCGTGCCGTGTTGTTTTCATCACCTTTTTGTACCACGCAATTGATTGTGGGAATCGGCAAAGATGATGGCCATGCAACTTTATAACAGTGTTTCCATTGTTCAAGCGATGAAGTAACCAATATTTTCGAAATACTGATGCAAAATTATCATCGTAACGAGGTGCAAACGGCTCATAAATTTTGTTTTGTCGTTTGCACGAATGAAAAATAGCGCTACCATCTGTGCGGCGGTGGCTGTAAATTATTACTGGGTTTTTCATAACACATCCTTTTTGAGATGTATTATTTATAATGGTGCGAGTCATGGGAGTCGAACCCACACTGACCAGGTTTTAAATCTGGCGCCTCTTCCAATTGGGCTACACTCGCGAAACTTGGAGCCCTGTGACAGATTCGAGCTGTCCTCTGAACTTTACGAAAGTTCTGTGTCGCCGTCTACACTTACGGGGCAAAACTTGGTGCGTCCCACAGGAATCGAACCTGTTTCAATGGCTCTTCAAACCACCGCTATGACCACATCAGCTAGAGACGCAAATATCTCCGTTACACTATTTGTAGCTATTAAATTTGGAGACTCGAGACAGAGTTGAACTGTCATCTTCGGGTTTGCAATCCGAGGCACGGCCGTTATACCACCGAGTCATTGTTTGGTGCGCGAGGTGGGACTCGAACCCACAGAACCTACCCTCTCAAGATAGTATGTTTACCAATTTCATCACAAGCGCGTTGTTAGTTGGTGGAGTGAAAGAGAGTCGAACTCTAAGGCTACTAGTATGAGCGACCGCAAGGTCGCCGCCGCGATCCGAACCACCCCGTATTTGGTACCCCATGAAGGAATTTAACCCTCGCAACTGAGCTTCGAAGGCTCTGCGCCGACATCATCGGATGGGATATTTGGCAACGGTGCACGGAGTCAAACCGTGTTGTATTTCCTTCAGAGGGAAAACCAGCTTCAAGCTTCACCGCAATTGTTCTTGGTGCCCTAGAGGGGACTCGAACCCCTAAAATCTACATTCTAAGTGTAGCACGTATGCCAATTCCGTCACCAGGGCAATATTATTTAGATGTTATTAGTGTTGGTGTTTCCACGTTCACTCAACCTTTTCAACAATGTCTATTGTACTACCATTTAAAGAATAGTCAACACTTTTCTTTTTATTGTTAATTCGGCCTTGCGGCTCTCGCGTTGTACTGGTGGGGGTAGAGGGATTCGAACCCACAATGACCCAGATTCAAAGTCTGGTACGCTTCCAGTCGCGTGTTACCCCTATTGTTTGGTACTCCGGGAAGGAATCAAACCTTCGTGGGCCCCTTATCAAGAGGCTATCTTATCATTAGATGACCGGAGCATATTTTGGCGGAAAGCAGAGCGATCGAAGCCCAAACCCTTTCAGGTTCCAACCGATTAGCAATCGGCGCCGCACTCCATGCGCAATTTACTTTCCAAATATGGTCTTTCAGGTGAGACTCGAACTCACGAAATCTTCGCCCCAAACGAAGTGGTATAGCCGCTAACCGACTGAAAGATATTCATTCCGTGTTTTCTATAGCACGGAGTATAACTTACCGGAGCCCATATAACCGTCATCAAGTGACTCGGTCTTATGAACTCCGACGTAGATTTTATTATTCACGAGTTAGTGATTTGATAGAGGCAATATTTCATGCCTCTATCGATAATAGATCTACTATGTGCTCCATCTCCTGGGATCGAACCAGGGACCTAGCGATTAACAGTCGCTTGCACTACCGCTGTGCTAAGATGGAATAACTTGGCTCCGCAGAGAGGCTTCGAACCTCTATATTGCGCCTTTCGGCCTTTACGTCTCATTAACAGTGAGGTCTCTTACCAATTAGAGTACCGCGGAATAAATCTTTATAATTCATATATCTCGTTGGAAATACATCAATTATAACGATGGTGGGAGCGCCGGGATTCGAACCCGAATCTATCAGATTAAAAGTCTGTTGTGTTAAATCCGTTGACACCACACTCCCATTTGTTTACTACGTTTACCATCTTTCGATTTTCGTTTCATATCAAGATCCTTTTTTGATAAATATTAACATGCAAAAACTACAAAATTTTAAAGCCTTCTTTCAGCGCAATAAAAAGCAGGCTGAAGCCGAACCCCACACTGGCCCCGATCGTCGGAAAGGACCACGTCGCACTGTGACGAAGATTAAAACAAACTATACCGCGTGGCATGATCGCCGTGCTGCATAATGCCAAGAGTGTCCTAGGCCACTAGACGATCTCGCACACGCCAGTAGCGTGGGTCGAGTGGGATTTGAACCCACGTCTCTCTTGTTCTGGCGCCGAGGACGGGGATTGAACCCGCCTGAGAATGATCGACAGTCATCCTGTATCCCCAGATAGCTACCTCGGCAAATATGGAGTTGCGTAAACGCAACATTGTTTGGGACGCGATGGTGAGGTTTTCACTCACGACGATTTACAAGATCGCTATCAGCTTTACCCCTCATGGTTGTAACCCCACTACTCATAAAGCATTCCTGTGGACTCGGTCACCACAGCTTCACCGCGTTTGGAGCACCTGCGCGGATTCGAACCGCGTTCAATAGTTTGGAAAACTATGTCCTCTCCCAGGAGCGACAGATGCATTAGTTGAATGTCGACTATTTATAATATTGTTTTGGCGGCCCTGCACGGAATCGAACCGCGTTGGCTGGTTTTGGAGACCAGTGCATCACCTTTCATGCTTCAGGGACATAATTTAATTTGAGCTAAGACAAAAAGGACTCGAACCTTCGCTTTCGCCAGAACCAGTTGTGCACCTACGTCTATAAACGTTTCCACAACCTTCTCAGCAACATGCAAACCCTACATTATATCAAATTCACACAACAATTATAGTTGCAAGTGTGAACCTCAAAACTTGGTGGTTGTGGTAGGATTCGAACCTACTCAGCTAGTGGGCCACTGATTTACAGTCAGCTTATCTCTCCAAGGAATGCACAACCATTGTAATACGAAATCTTGGTGGTTCTAGAAGGTAACGATCCTTCGTCGCACGATTATCAGTCGTGTGCTCTACCTTTGAGCTACAGAACCTAAAAGGCGGGAGTGTCCTACCACTATACGATTACCCTCACGAGGGTAAGTGGAAATCGAATCCACGTCTCTTTCTTTACTTGGCGGTCCCAAGGGGTAACGATCCCCTTCTTCGACAGTGACAGTGTCGTGTGCGTCCATGAACACTTTGGAACCGAATGCAATAACTGGCGGAGAGCAGAGGAGTCGAACCCCATCCCCTTTCGGGGAACCTAGTTTTCAAGGCTAGTCGACACACCAACGCGTCTGCATTACTCTCCATTAATACTGGTGCACCCGAGGAGAATCGAACTCCCTTTCGCAGATTGAAAGTCTGCTGTCCTAACCGGTAGACGACGGATGCATAATTCGCAGGCGTATTCCGGAGCAGCTCACGCAAGGTGAGTGCCCATTGAGTCATCAACTCAACTTACGCCATTGATCTTGGTGGGCCCTGTGGGATTTTAACCCACATCGTCTCGGGTAAGAGCCGAGTGTAATAACGTTATACGAAAGACCCATAATTTGGAGCGGGATAGGAGAATCGAACTCCTTTAACTAGTTTGGAAGACTAGGACACAACCAATATGCCAATCCCGCGTTGTTTGGTGGAGGCCGAGGAAATCGAATCCTTCTAGTCAGAATCCTTGCAAAGGATACCCGTAACCCATTACTGCCCCCAATGTTCTTAATTAACAGCAATTTTGCAACTATCCAAAAATGCTTTCAATTAAGGAGTAGGCCGTCCCCACTCAGATCTCTTTTACTCTTCCTGTTTACGCCAGGAATTTCATCCAGACCGCCGCCAAATTGGAGATGTTTAAAGTGCCTCCGCGAATCGCGTTTCCGTACACTTTACTTCAAAAGAACGATTACTTCTTTGTTACTAGATTGACTATTATCAACATTTTAAAACAAAAGTCAACAGTTATTTTAAATCCTTGATTCTACAACAAAAAACCCCAAGTCTTTCGATCTTGGGGTTCTTTTTAAAAGAGATCTGATACTACCTTATCTCATAAGAACCCCGATCGCTTCATCACTACGGCCAAACCATGAGCAAATCCCTGGCGCATTATATGCGGCGGGTTGGCTTAATGTTTGTGGTAGTGTTTTATTCATATGAAGCATTATAGTACCTTTTGAAAGAAAAGTCAACATCTATATTATATATATGTAAAAGTTAATTTTTGACCACTTTTGAACAAAAATATTTAAAAGGTTTGATATTCGTCGGAAAACCACTTCTTGAAGTCGCCGTATAAATGTGCTTCAAGGTGTTCCGCTTCTTTTTCCCAGGGGCGATCGCGGTAATGGTCATCTTCCTGCAGCGACACACTAACACGGCGAGCTTTCCACATTGTGTGACATATTGATAATTCGCGCTTCGCATATTGTTTGACGTGGACCATCTCGTGGGACAACGCCAATATGGGATCAATCGTCTTCTTGTTAATGTTAATTGTAAACTTTCGTGGCTTATCGTTAATAATCGACGACGGGTAGCACTCTGCATAACAGCCATTTTCGATTGCTCGGAAGTTAATGGTCACCGTTAGTTTACGAGAAAGATTCACATGCATCAATTGTCCGGAATAGAATTTGATTGCTTCACCAACTTCAAATTTCAACTTATCATCACGACAGTTGCGGATTATGAACTTCATCGTTCCTCCTAGTTTGGTTCGTCGTCTTGTTTGTCAGGTGCACCAGTCAACAAGACGTCCAACTGATGAGGAATGCTAATGACATCTAGCATCCAAATAAAAATATGGGATGTAGTCGTCATAACAAAAGCGACGGGTGCCAGTAGTATAATACACAGTAACCAATAAGCAAATGCTATGATTGTAGACATCATTAATTGAAGCTTTCGAATTTCGACGGATCAGATTTACCTAACCTTTTTCCGGTCGGGGATTTATCGAATGCCGGGCTGTCGTCCACAATATCCTCTTGGGCAGACTGCTCGACGTTGTACAATCTCATCTTCGACTTATCAACACCAAGCACAAAACGCCTGTTCCTTGAAATGTCGTTGTAGCGGTTCTTCAATTGCTTGCAAAGAATTTGATTCATTTCAGCTAATTCTTCTGTAGTAATCAGAGCGAGCATCAAATCTGCTGTTGCAGGAAGGCCAAAACTTTCGCTTGTATCTTCTAAACCAACGTCAGTGTTTGAAAAACCTGATCGTGTTGTTTGTGTTGCAGAGATGAGTGGTACATCAAGTTCAATCGCGAGTCCACGCAATTCTTCCGCAATAGCTTTCACGTAAAGATATGAGTTAACGTTGGCACCAAATTTCAATCTTGCTGATTTACATATATTTAGGTAATCGACAATAACGACGCGCGGTTTAAACTTCCTTTTTAGCTTTAACTCGCTGATTAAGTACCGGAAATTATTTGCGTCCGCCGCGCCCGTAGGATACTCCTTAATAATCAAGCGGCCAGTCGTTTTCTCCCGCACACGTGCCATTTTCTTTGTGTACACGGCGTGTGGGAGCATTATTAATTCATCAAGTGACACGTTTAATAGATTCGCGTCAATCCGCTCGGCAATTTTCTCCTCAGACATTTCAAGTGTAATATACAGAACATCCATTCCTATCGAGAGATAATGGGATGCAAAGTGGCACATCGCTAACGATTTACCAACACCTGTACCAGCTAAAATTATATTGAGAGTTTTGTTTGACAGACCACCTTTTGTTATTTTATTTAAGAACTCTAGATCAAAAGGAATTTTATCTTCAACACGGTGGTAGAATTCATAACGCTCTTCACTATCACCAATAAAATCGTGACCAATGTGGTTATCGAATGACACTGCCAACGCGGTCGATAGCAAATCCGGAATAGACCCCTTGTCGAGTTGTTTATCAGAACCATCCAAAATTTTAATCGAGGACATGACAGCATTATAGATTGCTTTATCTTGACAGAATTTTTCTGTCTCCGCCACAAGCCAATCAACGTTGTCGTCAACATTTTCTGTCAGACTTTTAACGAGCTCAACAATATCTGAATGTTGGTCATCCGAGATGCCTTTGATTTTGTCCGCTTCAAGAAGCAGCACGTCCGGCGTTACTATACGGTTGTATTTTGTAAAGTGCTCATACACAATCTTATAAAGATGGCGTTCCGTGTCTCCAGAGAAATATGACTCCTTGAGAAACGGAAGAACCTTCCTCGCATATTCATCGTTATATGCGATATTTTTTATGATCAGCTGATCAAGCATTCACTTCTCCCATTAGGTTACCGCTTGATATCTTGTAGTGCTCGTTAATGGCTTTTTCAAAGTCTGCGTTTGCTAAAAGATCAACCCAAAAAGATTTATTGCTCGTTTGCTTTTCTGAAAACGTTTCTTCTGAAACTGTACCCGTCTCTTTATCAACGAGAGCGTATGTTCCTTTTGATATCTTTGTGATGAATTTCGTTTCAACAGCAATATCAAACAATCCTGACCACTCAGCAATACCACCTTCGAACATAACCTGCACTGGAATCTTTGACTTCTCACGAACGTATCGTGATTTTTCTACATTGATTATGAAGTTATACCCCGCCAATTCGTCTTTCTCTTTCTCCTGTTGTCGACCAATAATAAAGATATTGTCCGCGGAGTAGTAGCTTCCTGTTCCTCCACCAACAACGTCCTTTGAAAACATCTCCAAAGTTTTGTATGTGTGATTGACGGCTACCATTGGAATATTCTTCAAGTTGAGGTGGGGAGTTACCATTCGAAACAAGCTCTTGATTTGTTTTGCTCTCGTCATATCAGCAACAGATTTTTGTTCCAACGAATCCTCAATCTCTTTTTTCGAAGCGAGATTCCCAATTGAATCGATTGCGATGAATACCTTGTCGCCACGTTCGATGTGCTCAAGTTGCGTCATAACATCGAACTTCAATTTCTCTACGTCAGTAATAGGTGTGTGTACTACACGAGATTTATCAATACCGAGTGCATCAAAGTAGCTGATTGGAGTACCAAATTCTGAATCATAAAACAACAGAGCAGCATCTTTGTACTGATCCATATATGCTTTTGCCAAAATCAACGTGAACATGGTTTTAAAGTGTTTCGACGGACCAGCAAACATTGTTAGCCCTGGAGTGAGCCCGCCTTTCAAGCTTCCCGAAAGGGCAATGTTGAGAACGGGGATGCGTGTCGAAATCATATCCTTTTCGGAAAAAAGTTTCGATTCCATCAACGTGTCTGTCAATCCAATAGTTGTATGCTCACGTAGTTTATCAACAAGACTGTTTCCTTTTGCTTTTGCCATAAACGGTTCCCTTTTTTATACTAATCAAATAACGATATTGTTCTCTCAGCTTTCCAACCAACCGCATTAAGTATTGTTTTGATTGGACCTAAGAACGTTTTTTCAAACTGCATGTCGATGTCAACATATTGATCGAGGCCTAACTCTTTCGGTAATCTACCAAGAGTTGCAATGACGTGTTGATGTGTTGGATTTGGTAACGTTAAGTAGCTGAATTTGGTCTTGTCACCGTTTCTTATCTTCAAGTACTTCGACTCAAGATTTTTACTTTCAATTAGAGTGTTGTACACAATCGCACCACGAACGTGAATTGGACACCCTTTTTCTACATCACTGTATTCATCATTATCATCGAAAAGAGTAATTTTATCAACCGGTGTTCCTCGCCACTTTTCGATATTCATAATTCCTCGAGGAAAAGCGACTTGTTCGAATGGTAGATTATAAAATTTTTCCTTAAAGGCTGCAATGTAGTCAATCACGGTTTCTTCATTGCTTGCCATAATCAATTCGAGTGTTGCTTTGATACTTTCCTTGCACGCTATAGGTGTAGACGACTTAACCGCCTCAATACCCTGCATTTTCAGTCTTGGCTTCGCGTAGCGGACACCCTCGTTGTCATACACATTAAGAATATAGTGTTTCTTCCCTGTCCAAATACCCTTATTCGCGATTGCTTCACGTTTCATTTTCATCTTTTGCTGAAACGCGTTGACGTTCACTGCTAATTGGTCAAAACACTGATCGATGTAAGGTTCTAGGACTTGTTGGCATAATACATCAAGACTATCCACTATTTGCTCGTCTGTTTGTTTTGGATAGTTCTTTGTGACGAATGTATCGAGGTTAAGATACATTGAATCGGTGTCACACGCGATAACATAATCAACGTCGACAGTGTTCATCTTATCGTTGAGTAATATGTTAATATGTTTCTCAATCCATCTGATAGCGAGTTGGCCCGATAGTGTAATGGACTCAGCATACTTCCGCTCAAACCACCTAAAGTGTTTGTTAGCAAGGGCGCCGTAAGCACTGTTCAATTGAATCTTTTTTGCTTGCTGCATATTATTACATCGTGCAATCTCGTTAACCAATTCAGCACGACGTGTTTTGCTTGTTGCTTTTTCAAGTTCTTGTTTGGCCACGAGCATTCGGTTTTTCCACACAACACGGTCGTTGTACATCTTCTCCATCAAGAAGGGAAGGAATCCTTGACGGTCGCGGTCGAACATACAACCAGATCCACAAATAGTTTTGTTGTTATCTACCGTTTCTTTTTTAATCTTCTCGTCAAGCAATCCACCATTAATTAGGTTCTCGATTTCAAGCCCGTGAATTTGATCAACAAACGTTTCCGGTGAGATATTATACTGCATAATAATATGAGGGTACAAACTATTCAAGTCAAAGGATACCACCCATTCATACATTCCAACCTTAGGTGTTTTGACGAAGGCTCCTTGAATTTTTTCGTCGGTAGCAACATCAAATCCTGTGTGGTACGGTACAATTATATTCTTCGTGCGAAGGTGGTTGTGGATCATGACGTCCCATATACGCACTGTCGTCAAACACTCGACTAGGTTAACTTTTGCTGCGTACGAAATAGAAACAGCTTGTTCAATTAGCTTTAGCTTATTCTCCATTTCATAAACCAACTCAACGTCAATAATGTTATAGTTAACGAAATTGAAGAAGTCTTTTTCGTAGAATTCTGCTAGCGTATCAAAACCAAGACTATTGTAGTCTAGTTTTTTGCGACCAAGCTCCATGAACGACACGTGGTCCAGTGTGTAGTTTTCCTGTGGGGTATAAGAGAATTTCTTATACAACACGAGGTAGTCGAGGATTGTAATTCCTGCTGGGTGATTCATTTCTTTTGGTGGCCCGTCGGGATTGAAGCGATTGGGAACAAACCTTTTGACGAAAAAACCAAATGGCGACAAGCGACTTACATGTTTGTTACCGAGGACAACCTCAATCCGCTTCATTAAGTAGGGCATATCAAATTCTTCCACGTTCCACCCTGTCACAATATCAGGTGCAAACTGTTTCGAATTCCATATGATAAGGAATTTGTTAAGTAAATCCTTTTCGCTTTGGCACTTGAGGTAAGTTACATTTGGATTGTCGGTTTTATATGGTCGCGTGCCAAGAACAATGTACTTACCGTTCTTGGCTAGTGATATTGTGATGACTGCTTTGTCGCCGGTTTCCATGTTTTGGAAACCACCTTTCGAGTCCGTCTCAATGTCAATTACTACTAAAGAAAGTTTCGAATGTTCAAATTCAATATCAGTGCTGTAGCGGTCGTTAATATAATTGTGTACTATTTCAAATTCGCGGTGGCCAAACCCGTACATTATTTGTTGGTCATCGAGATTGCCGTACAATGCAGCTGCATTACGAAAATGCTTTCGTGACGTGAAAGTCTTTTTGACGAGAGGAATGCCTTTGAGTGAATGGAATGTTGTCGGCAGACCTTGAGCAGGAACGAAGCAATATGGTTCACACTCTACTTCTTCACTAAAACGTTTACCGTCGCGATACCCGACAACACATAGTTTGTTGTCTTTGTTGCGGTAGCTTACGTTTGAATAAAATTCCATATTATTGCCAGTATGTTTGATTTTACGATTCACCATTATACCACACAATCAAGTTGAAGACAACAAAAAAGGCGCCGAAGCGCCTTTTCTTACACGAAGTTGCGATGCTTTAATTTGCTTTGTGCTTCAAGTTCGCGTGCTTCGTGTAGTACTTCTAAAACAGTCATCAACGATGACCAAATTTTCTTAAACATTATTACTCCATTAATAGTTGTTTGCTGCCCTTTGTTTCGACGCCCGCATTGATCTCAACCTTTTTAGGCTTCTTTGAGTCGGGTATAATTTTCTCAAGAAAGATCCTGAGCATTCCATCGATCAACTCTGCGTTCTGTACTTCCATGTAGGTAGGGATTCCCCATCCTCTTGTGAACGCTCTCGATCCAATTCCTTTCCAGACGATGCCTTTGCTATCTTCTTTCGAAGACCCCTTTACCACAATGGTGTCGTCATCAATTGTGATCTCGAGTTCTTGTTTATCAAACCCAGCAACGGCAATTTCAATTTCGTACTTTGTGTCGCTAATCTTTTTGATGTTGTATGGTGGGTAGTTTGGAACATTTTTTGTTAGTTGTTCATAAAGCTTGTTCATTTTCTCGAACTCTGCTTCAAACCCAACAAAATAAGGGGCAACCGCGCTTGCCCAGTACTGTCCAAATACCAATGATAGTGGTAAGTTTTTCATGTGTTCTCCTTTAAATTAAGCAAGATTAAAAAATACAGGCTCCTTTCGGCAACCTGTATTAATATATATCAAACATATGTTGTGGGGCAACATAGTTCTGACCTCGAATATCTGCGAGGTCAGATTAGAAAAACTAAGCCGTCTTTATGTAACTAGCTTTTCTTGCAGTCTTTTCGACAAGTTTAAATCCTAAGGTATCGATTAGTTTTTCTATATCGTCGTGTGGATACAACAATATATCATCAAAAACCCAGGCTCCACCTACTGCAGTGCGTTGCGCGAAAAAAGAAATCTCGTCTCTCAGGGCTTTTGCGGTGTGTGGTCCGTCAAAGAAAACTAATGCGTACTTGTTTTCAATTACCTTGAAGTTGTTGTAGAAAGGGACGCCATCTGCAAATCGCGTAAAAAATTCTGTGTCCTCGAGACACATAAACGTCACATTAATTGGTTTACCTTGGAGATACTCATATATTGCTGGGAGCGCCTCGTTCCGCATATCGTTTGTGTAGTCAAGTTTGACTGAACGCTGTCCTTCGAGTTCACCAGGAAGGTAATCAATATTACCATAAGGATCAATACACACAACATTTCTGTTGATGTCACTATTCTCAAGAACAGCGTCGACGATCACTTTTAAGCTACCGCCACGCCGCGTTCCAACCTCACACAGCATCCCATTGACAGGTTTAATTAGTTTTGCTGCGTTCGCGAGGACGTGGTAGTCGGTTGAATCTGTTTCAAGTCCTATTACAATTTTTAACATAAAAAAGTTCTCCTCAATTCAGTTATCATGCTAAGATCGGTTCGTCGTTTTCGGGTGGTGTTGTTAGGAAAGTGGTCGTGCCACTTGCTCGCAGTGTTTCACTTTTATCGTTTTCCTATGTTATACTTTGTGACGAGCTCCCACTCACCTTTTTCCCTGTGGGTAATAACTTTAATCTGGCTGAGTGGAGCTTTTGGTTCAGCGGTCCTTGTTTTCTCTACTATTGAAACAAGCCCCCACTCACTTAGCAGATTTGTTATAGTGTTCCGGCGGCCGCGATCTTCTTCGGAAAAATTAGACGGCTTGCCGTCCAGAGCAAACAACTCTTTGAAATGGACGATGTAGTACTTGCCCCGCTTGTGAAGAATGTGACAGCTCTGGAAAAGTTTTTTGTCTTTACGTGATGCCACCCCAATCCTCGTAAGTGTTTCCCGTATTTTAAGGAAAGCGTCGGGATCAGCAAGAATTACTTCCACCAGACTTTCAATCATGATTCCCACCTTTTTATTATTTTTTTTATAATGGTGAGCTGATCTGGCGTTAGTATTTTAAGTGCTTGCAAAGTCTTATCGTTGCTATATCGATAATATGCTTGCACCGCCTTAAAATCCTCACTATCCAACCTTTTCACCCACTTTGCAAACCTTTTTGCGGGTCTGATACTATTTAGAAAAAAGTGATATTGTAACTTGTTGGGTAGTGTGGTAAATTGGTTCATTTCATTGCTGTGCAATATTGTATCGGGAAAGTAAGATAACCCCTTGTTTACAATGAATGGTACGTATAATTTTTCTACTCGGGTGTCGTTCTCGCTCCCTGTCATTAAGTCTTTTTTAGACCCATTTATTGAGTTGATGAAGTCAAATGGGCTCATTGTTATTAAGCTCATTAGGTACTTCATCAACAAACGTTTGTTGACGATCATCAACAAACCATTCTGCAACCTCTCTCGTATTAAACGTGGTGTAGATGACCCATACGTCCGAATGGTCTTCGGCACGCATCACTGCAAACTTTGGTGCATTTGGCTGAAGAACTATTTTGTATTTCATACGAACTCACAGTCTGCCATAATCTGTGTGAAGCACGCTGCAAGATTAATTTCCTGGTCGGCAACAAACGCTGCTTTATACTGATATTCAGCGAGGATAAGAACTAGTGAAGGAATGCACGGCTGCTTGACATATTGAATTGCTTCATCATACAACCGCCGAAACAACGTCGTTTGATCGATATCACTATTCTCCCCTACCCATTTGCGCATCTCGGTGAAACTTTTTGCTTTGAGATGTTTTACGAGGTTTTTCAATGATTCGTCTGATAGTGATGTAAGAATCCCCACATCAATTGCACCCGTCGAACTATAGCGTTGCAGCTCGTTTAGTGCTCTCCGCCAATCAGGAAAGAACTTCGTAATGAGAGCGGCAACAACCTTCTTATCATGCTTGACACCTTCTTTTGTGAGAATGTCAATTGTTAGGTCGAAGAACTTTTTCGCGAGAGTAGGTTTTTCTCTGTTCTCAATTTTGAATTCAATTACGCTGCACCGCGAGTGTAGCGGTTCAATGATTCTGTTCTTGAAATTGCACGTGAGAATAAAACCACAATTGGTGGCAAACTCTTCCATAAAATTACGAAGAGCTGGCTGTGTGGAGTTTGCGTTAAGGTAGTCTGCTTCATCAAGAATAACATACTTCCGGCCTCCCGTAAAAGACACAGAGGACGCAAACGCAGTGATATCATGTCTTAATGTATCAATATTGCCGTTCAGTGATCCGTTGATCACAACACTGTCGCAGCCAAGCTCGTTCAACATTGCCTTGGCGACAGTAGTTTTACCAACACCAGATCGACCAGTCAGCATCAAATTTGGAACATTCTTATCATCAACAAATTGTTGAAAGGTCTTTTTTAGCTGTTCAGGCAGCACACAGTCAGCGACAGTTTTAGGTCGGTATTTCTCAGTCCACAAAAAATCACCATGTATCATAATATAGTTACTTTCTAAAAGTTGATTGGCTTCCGTTTGCAGCTATCCAATACTGCACATCTCCTCCCTTAAAATGCGATATCCCTTTTGATGTGATTTCTACTTCGTAATCTTCTGGAAGCAGTTTGAAATGCTCTCCGTTGAATACGATTTTAAATTCATATGGTGTATTACCGACCGGCGTTTCATACCTATTGTTTGTCGTCTTTGTTCCCGCATCCAAAGCAGTTAATTTGATAACATCACGATCCCCTATAACACCAATTGAAGGCAACTGAAGAACATTAAGGGCCTTTATTAGTGAGCTGTATGTTTGCTGTGGGAGAACGAAAGCTATCTCGGGGTTTTTTAGGATAACCTCTTTGTCAGGTGGCGTTGGGATCAATTCCTTCACGGTGTAGAATATTGATACCGACTCTTTTGAATTAGCGATTCTTAGGTGATTAGTTTCAAACTCAATATCTGGGTCTTCGAACAACGAAAGAACACCCAGCAAACTACCGAGATCAAGAATTGCAAACGGCTGCGTAAACTTCTCGACCACAGTTGCGCTTGCGAGAATCTCTTTGTTTGCTGATACAGTAGAGATTGTGGAGCCAGGTTCAATCGCGATCGATTTGTTGATCAACGTAAAGTTTTTTAAAATTTGCAACGTGCGTGCACTAAGTTTCATAATATAAAGGTCCTTTTAGTGTAACGTGTCCCATCTAGATCCCTCTGAAGGCTTTTCAGCAAGACTCTCAATAGTTTTCGTAAGCATTTTAATCAGCATCTCGTTTGAAACAACTAATTTGAAAGATTGGATTGCCATTGAATAAAGTGCAGAAGCAGAGAGCATCATTGTTTCTTTATCCTGCACTTCGCTCTCTACAACATTCCCGACACGAGTAATCATATTATCAATGAATTCTTTGTGTTGTTTTTCTAACACAATCAAGCCCTTTTTCCAAGTTGCGCCGCATCAGCTGTTGCCGATGCACCGATTGAAGCGAGATCTGCGAGGCTGCCTCCAAACACGTAAGACCCAACATGTTGCAGTTTCATCCATGGACACAGCCATACCTTCAGATTGGCTTTGTCGCAATTGTAGCAAAACATATAATCTTCTGATAGGTATCGCTTTGATGCACCGGCTTCAGTATCCAACAACTTTTGTGCAAGTTCTTGCAGACCTTCTTTTCCCTGTGCTACATCTTTAAGCAGTGTGTGGAGGTCTTCGTTTGTGTATCCCCGATCGATAATGCAATCAAAATACGCCATAATCTCCCTAGAACCGTCAAATGCGGCCGTTCGAATGTGATCTGGCTTGTACAACTGCTTTGGATAATGTTTCTGGTACGTTTCAAATGTTTTGCGACGGATCATCATAAATCCAGTCCCAAGCTCACGAACCTCTGTTGGCTTGTCAATTGCAATTTGGAGCTGACCACCTTTAGGATTGAAAACATAATCACCAACATACTTCTCAAGCTCGTTGGGGTTCTTATCAGCTACACCCTTATCAACAGCCGATTTAATTTTCTCCCACGAGATGCACTTCTTTGGATATGGACCACCCATTACATCATATGGAGAGTCGTCTGACATTATGGCGGCCAATGCAAGAACGTCGTTTGGGTCAAAACCAATATCCGCATCGATGAACATTAGATGTGTAGCCTCTGAGCGCAAAAATTCATCAACACAATAGTTGCGAGCTCGTGTAATCAAACTCTCGTTGAACAAGAAGTACAATTGTAGCTGTACTTGATACCTCGCACAAATAGCTGCAAGATCTGCAATTGATCGGGTATACATTCCAGCACACATGCCGCCATACATCGGTGTCGCGACAAACAGCTTCTTTTTCCTAAGCTCGTCTACCTCTATCTTAATTTCCATAAAGTTTCCTTATTTGTTGTATTTTTTGTCGTGCTCTTTGCCAATTCCATATGACCCATCGTATAGAGTCAGTGCTTCTGCATCGAACGATATGTATTGCCCAATTCGTGTTCCTTGTTTAATTCTCATTGGTGCAACAGAGACATGCATTACAGCTGCCATGACACCGTGGTATCCTGAGTCATACAACCCTGACGTCAGGAACACACCATTACGGTTGAGTGTTGATCGTGTAATAACCCAACCAGCTTCACCGGCGCCAACACGTATAACATTTTCCATCACTACTTCATAATCACCTGGCATCAACTGGTACCAACCGTTTACGTCAGGAGTGCACTCTACTGTGCCACGGTGTGTTTTGTTTTCGTTGTCTATCGTGAACACGTTAGGTTTGATAAGAAATATTTTACCCAGCCTCAGGTCGACCGCGTTTGGCTGTGAATCTCCCTCGGCGACATTGGTAAGTTCTGATTTTGAATTTGGGCCGCAAATATGTTTCATTTATCATATTCCTTTAACTTATGGTTGATAAATTTGACATTTTTTGTCGCCAAATCTAGAAGCTCATAAGTTGAGTATAAATCTACGCCCGACTTGCCAGCTGGACCATCGGAGCCGCGCGGTGGATCATCTGATTTTTCCGCAACCTCACTTTTATCTCTCACATACATCATCAAGATGATATAATGCATTGCTTTCAAAAGATCCTTTTCGTTTCGGCCGTCTTTCTTGCCATACCGTGCAAGATATTTGATTGCGGTGTCACGTGCAGTTGTTTCAAGAGAACCGTTTGCCTCCCACAAATCGATTACTTGCACATCTTGTTTTCCAACATAATGTTGTTTGTATGTTGATTGAATAAAAGCTAACAGCTTTTTAATATTTTGTTCTTCATTAAATCTCATTGTGGTGGCCTTTCCCAGCTCGCGCTGTGTTCTGGATCTTCCCACAATTTTAACTTATTGTTGATAAATTTGATATTTTTTGTCGCCAAATCTAGAAGCTCATGATCGTGGCATTTGTGATTAAAGTCAACATGATGGAGAATTTTGCCCCTCTTCAATCCTGTTGGAGAGCAATCAAAACCTACACCCATAAGACCTGCCCATATTGCGGCGCTCGAATCCCACGAATTAATGTATGGAACAAAATCTTCGAGTAGATCAATTTCGTTTGGACCGTCGGTCATACCAAGACAATGAAACCGCTTGTATGCTTTGTCATTAACCAGAGCTCCGGCATCTCTCAGAGCTTTAAACACAGTCCAACGAGATAAATATCGTTGAAGTTTATGCGCATCAGAGGTGACGGCTAGTGGGCCCTCGTCAATACCAAGGGCGTGAGGGCAAGCTAGTATAGACACACCAATTAAATCAATAAGAGGATTATCGATTGCCCATCGGAAGCTCGTAATTAGCCCGTGTAGATCGCCGATTTCGCTTTGAGGGACAAAGAATGTTTTGAATCCTGCTTGTCGAATAACAAGTGCTTGAAGTTGCGCGGTGTTGATCGTATCGGTGAACGGGCAACCTGGATGATCAGTCATAACAATAACGTCGGCTTTACAAGCTCTACCCATTGCAATCAGTTTATTCGCGGGATACATCGGCCGGCCTTGTTTGAACATTTCAAACGCGGAGTTATCCATAATCTTTTCTTTGCCGTCATCAAGGTTTGTGTAGAAGTCGCGGTATACTTCGTCTGATTCAACAAGATGAGCAAGGATTAAATGGGACTGGTTGTAGTGGGAAAAGAGGCCGAGGTATGGGGTCGGCGCTATATGGCAAAATTTAATATTTGTGGTCACTATTAATCCTTCCAATAGTAGTTGCGGCAACCGTTTTCACCATCTTCAGACACCTCGATGAAAACGTTTCTGTTGGGGTATTTCTTCTGAATGTACTTTGCAAGATCGTTTGCGAGCATTTCGCACGATTTGCTTTCCATAGCACCGTGTGTTTTATCAATCACTTTTTCAAGTTCGCGCTTGAATAAGATAAATTCTACATCGCGGTTATCATGAAAAACTTCCATCTCAACTCTAAAATGGAATATGTGTCTGTGAGGATGTCCGAGAAATGCTACATCCTTTAATTTTGGGTCTGTTAGAGCCTCAGGGTAAAGATGAATACCTTCTCTTTGAAACGTAACAAATATAAAGCTATCAGTTTTATTCATCTTATATTACCTATCAAAAAAAAACTGCCGCCGGAGGCGGCAGTTTTTGGCTCAATCAAAATACTAGGTATTAAATGTTATCGGCCACCAAAGACCGTTTGACCACCGAATGCATAAGCGAGGCGCACCATTTCTTTTGATGGGCGGCCAATCTTGTATGACGATCCGGTTTTGGTGCGGTTCGTATAGATTGGATACCCTTCTGCACGAAGTTCGGAAATACGTGCTGACGGGTTAGTGATACCTAGCGAATACGCCTTACGTGATGTAAGTTTGCGACCAGTGTTGAGGACATTAAGAATTTTTGTATATTGGTTCATTTAGATCTCCTTTAAAAACTACTCATTTCAGAATAATAGAGTCACAATAACTCCATCAACGTACCACTTTACTACATTTAAAAATAAAAGTCAACAGCTACTGTGCTATCTTGGTCTTTCTTAGAGCACCGACAGCCATTTTGACAACACGAGGATGGGTTTTCATCCGAAGTATGTAGAAAGGTTTCCCTTCAATATCTTCGGTCCCCATATAAAAGGCTTCAAAATACTCACCGGACATGATGTTCGTGTATGCTGCTAGTGGGTATTTTTTTGTTCTGCTTTGTTTCATTTTTCTGCGGACTGCATCCTAATATTGTTATAAAATTCTGCCTTAACAGAATCGTTGTGGAATAGACCGTGGACAACTGACGTTTGAGTGAGACTCGAGTGGGCTTCAACTCCTCTGTTCTCCATACAACCATGATGGGCTTGTATATAAACAGCAACATTTTCTGTGTCAGTTGCGTTCTTGATTTCGTTTGCTATTTGATTGACGAGGTCCTCTTGCAGCTGGCCGCGTCTCGCACACCACTGCGCAATTCGAGCGTATTTCGAAAGCCCAATAACTTCACCCGTCGGGATAATCCCAATATATGCTACACCATTGACTGGTTGGTGGTGATGTGAACACATTGATGTTATTTCTGCACGAACAACTAACATTCCCTCAAACCTGTTAGGTCCTTCATTGGGGAATGCGGTAATATCTGGTTTTGCTGTGTATCTGCCGACCATCAGCTCGTTGATATACATCTTGGCGAGACGCCTCGCCGTTCCTTTAGAATTTGGGTCATTATTGACATCAATGACAAGTGAGTGCAGCACTCCTTCAAACTTTGAAGCTACCTCGTCAATCAACTGATTAATCTCACCATCTTGTATTGCATCGGAGATGTTGTCGCCAGCCCAAAATCGTTTGTTGTTTGCAATTAGCCGTTCGCGAATATAGGTTGATGTCGGTTTGCGCGACACTGCTATACCTTTATCTTCGTCGTCATACAAAATATTCATGGGCGTCCTTTAGTAATTATCGTGTGAATGTGCCGTGCGGGTCATATCATTGTGGAAATTAATTAGATCGTTCTCTGCTTGGTCAACGACTTGTTCGACCCGAACAGCTCCAAAATCGATTCGAAGCTGTGTTATAACGTCCCTTTTCGGCGTCCCTTTAAGGAGAAGGTCTATTGCCTCATTAATTATTGGAAACGATGAATTCGTTTTCATTGGTGAATCCCTCTTTAACGAGTTTAATGTGCTTACATTTGTTGTGGTATTTGAATCCTGTACAATCACAAGCAAAGTGGTCTCCACTTCGGCTAACATTGTACATTTTTCCTTTTGATCCTGCAACAGGAAATTCTTGATACTGCACGCTTTTGCCTGAGGACTTCATATCAACAACATTATTGATGCTAATTATTGATATGGGGAACCGACTATTGCCTGTTTCAACTGTAAAACTATCAGCGGGAACCCACGGCGCATTTCGAAGCACTATACCTTGATAACGAAAAGTCTCGAAAGGCAAATCTTTGGATGTGAAATAGTTGATGTTGCGGTGTGAGGTTACCACCGCAACATCAGACCCAACTGCTGGAATTTGAATATTATTCATAATGCCAGCTTACACTAGATTACTGGTGAGGTCAACCCCTCATTAAAAGATCTTTTTGAACTGGAACTACAGAATCTTCATACTTAAGCTTAGTGAGCGCCATATAATCAAGGTGCCGCCTAAAGCCATTATTAGAGATTTTCCAGCCGTGGAACTTTGACCATTTGCTCGGATTGTTTCGCTTGAGCTTCTTGAGCGTCCCACCCTTGATTGAGTAGAGCCACTGTTCATTAACGTTCCAGAAGTAACCTGGATACTTGGTTGCGGTGAAACCGCTTGGTAATGTTACCATAATTAAGCTCCAAAGAAAGCGTACACGTCTTGCATTTTACCGCTAACCAGCGGTGGATTGTGCTTCTCACATTTCTTGTAGAAGAAGATCATGATCATGATCGAGTTTCTTGCTACTGAGCACTTGAAGAAGCATCCGAGCTTGAAACTCTTCTACCTCATTAAGTGCATTGAGGCCGAGGAATGCTAATGCAACGGTACTCCATGCACTATGTTTCTCCTCCTCGGTGAAATTAGAGTCATGGAGTACGTCGAGATACTGCTTACCGATTTTTTTGAGCTCATCAAGATTACATGGTAGAGTAGACATTACTTCTCCTTGAATCCTTCGATCACACCAGATACCCCAGCGTGATAAATATCACGATAACCATCTGGTGTTGCAACGTAAAGCAGCATTGAGATAATGAGGGCGATACCGACGATGACCGCGAATATCGCTCCAATCCACTTAACAAAAAACAGCAGAACCTTCGCCCCTAAGTAGACGCAAAAGCCTGCTGCGAGTAACAGTAAAATTTCCATAACATTATTATTCATAATGCCAGCTTACACTAGATTACTGGTGAGGTCAACCTCTCATTAATTGAAATTTCTTGAGTGGCTTACGCTGATCACCTACAAGAGGAAACGTACAGATAGCTGTATGACCAGCAATCTCTGGCATCGTCTCCTTGAAGATCTTGTACTTGATCCCATGCATCTCAAGGTGCATTGCAATCTCTTCGAGCTCTACTTCACATTTTGCAGGAGAGAGTACAAAATTAACTGCGCCCTCTTGAGGACCAATTTCTGATCCAACCCACATACAGACGTGGCCTGCTTGCACAATCTGCTGAGGCACAGTGAGATCGGTTCTCACGAACACATATGAGTATTTGTTCATTACGTCGTCTCAATTGTGGCATAATTAATTATGCGTGAGATCTCTTTGCAGTGATCTTCTGTCAGGGTTGGACCGAATATCTTTTGCAGTGCGTCAGGCCGGCACAGCCAGTACAATGCAGCGCGCTTCGCTGATATCAACGCGTGGTTGGCAGTAAGTCCGTTGTCAAGTTTGTTTTGGCTCGTCACCGGTGTGAATCCCTTACTCATATCTGCGCCACGGATGACGTTATAGATCAGGTAATGGAATGCCCTGCAGTGTTCAGCTTTTTTGAAGCAGTCTTTGATCACAAGAAACTCATTTTTTTTATCTTTGAATACATAGTTCATGGTATATCTCCTAGTAGTTGTCAAATTCGGGAAGGGATCTACTAGTGAGTCTTTATGGTGGGTGTATCTAGAGTTTCATCTCCATCTCCTATCGAAAGCTTTTAAGAATTGAAATAGTAACTACAATGATTGAGGACATAATTGCACCTACTCTGATTGGATCAGTGCTCATGTAGATTAAACCTATAAGCAATCCACATGTTAGTGGAGTGACAGCGGCCAAATAGCAGAATATATCAGACCCAGTCAATTTTCTCATGTGTTAAGTAATAGCAGAGATGTGGTGATGATAGTACCTGCTCCAATAACCATAAAAAGGCGTGCCCTGAATTCAAGTTCCTGAATTCGATCTGCAGCTTCTTCGAGTATATCGGAAATACGATCCGGCTCCGCTCGAGGTATGCCTCGGCGAATCTCAGCGCGCTTTCTTAACCTGTATTTTATATCCCATGCCATATATTCTCTACCGTACTTATATTAAGTTAAACATATCTTGGCGCTCCCGGTGGGAATCGAACCCACTGTCTCGGTTTTAGAGACCGCTGCCGCAACCAATTGGCTTCAGGAGCAAATATTTATATCAACTTCCAGTTTGAAATTGGCATTAAACCATAACTTTTAGCTTCAACAGTTTTATATGTAAACACGATGTCCCCAGCGAGGCAAATTCTCATGTTTTCTGGCCCTATCTTTGAGGGAATGCTGTTCTCACGAAGTGTATATTCATTTTCCTCACCAGACCCCGTAAAATGATCAACAGACGCGGGAAACACAAGCAACATTCCTTCGGTTGGTAGTATGCTAAAGTTGTGGGCGTTGAACTCATTCCACTCGGTTGCGTTCTGTGAATATATGTTTTTGTAGAATTGATTGGGACGAGGAGAAATAAAACAGATTCTATCCGGTGTAAATGATGTTGGAATGTTGACGTAATAAACAAACGACAACTGAGCGTCAGCGTGGTTGTGCACAGGGACACTCCAATCCTTCGTTATCATCAGCCACGACTTAACTATGTATAGGTTTTGAAATTCAGGATCGAGGCCGCACTCTTTTATATGGTCCTTAACCGCACGACCTATGAAAGCATACAGATCAGCAAAAGCAACACCGTGTTGAAGATCGTTGTGACCCGTGTTTTCGTTAGATTGGAGATTGTCGTTGCTGTGTTGAGGTAACACGTTAAAGAATGCTGGCTTAAATTCAGCAAATCGTGGATATACACTCTCCGTTATAAGAGTGGGAAACAGTCTGTGCTTTTTCATACTACCACCAAGAACTTAATTTTCGTCATCAAATTCATAACCAAAATCTTCCTTGAGAATGTCGCGGATTGTGGCGTTGTCGTAAAACATCGATTCGTCGACAGTATCGTAGTCTGCATTAAACATCTCGTCAATAAAATGGACGAGTTTTTTTCTTTTGGTTGGAGCCTTGTCGGTTGATGTTAGTATTGCTCCAACACCCGCGTCAAATATTGCTGTTCCTCCAGCCCATCCCACAATATTTACTCCCTTATTTCACGTAGTTTGCGACGATTGTCTTGCTGAGTTTCGAGAAGATTGTCTCAAAGATCTCTGCAACCCACTTACCGATGTTGAGTATCAGGTCCTCAAAGACAGTAGCAACAGCAACGAGAGGCCACTGAATTATCCAGAAGGTAATACGATCCGCTTCGCTCGTAGCGCGTGGAGTCCAGGCATCGATGAAGGATTCACGATCGTGTACTTTTATGCTGCTGTTAAATGGGTTCCGGGGTAAGTCCATGTTGAGCTTTAAGTAGTTGGTGATATTACCATCCGCATCGAATATTGCTGTGCTGTTGGTTTTACTCTTCAGGGCATGAAGCTTCAGGTCTGCAATGCTCTCTTGCAGCTTCTTACCTTTCTTCCTGACGTAGAAGAGCCACTTAACGAAAGCAACACCGATACCAGCACCGAGGTATGTTGGCAACCACTTAACGAGAAGCTCTTTCCAGGTGAAGGAATCAAATAATCCCGGATATTCTCCTGCTGCAACCCAGATGAAGAACGCAACTGAACCGATGAAGAGCAGTGCTGAGACGATGTAACGGTCATCAGCAAACGCATACAGTTCAGCAATCACAACGATAACGAATAAAGCAATTCACCACATATTAATCTCCTCTTATCCACATCGCAGAATTGGCTGGAGTTTCAGATACCTTTACCATCCTCAGTTTCACACGACCGTCGCTGTAACCGTTATCACCTAACCAGATCTCGTTGATATAATCAGCGAGCCACTTGGCAATACCTTCACAGCCAGTTCTTTCAACAACTACCATCTTACAGAGTCCCTTTTTATGGAGCTCTTCAAACGTATTGAACTCTGGATCATCTTGAGCGACAAGTAGAGTGTGATCAAACCAGTCATCCAGATTTTCTTTTAGTGTTTTGAATCCACCGAAATCTGCTACCCAGTTACGCTGATCAAGAACCTCTGCTTCAAATTCAAAGTGAAACGCAAGTGCGTATCCGTGAATCAGATTGCAGTGAGTGTCTGCTCTCCACTGACGATATGCGACAGCGTAACCTTTCTCATGCCCGTATGTCTTAGTACTTACAAATTTCATAGAATCTCCATTACGTGAACCGGGAAGTTGATTGTGCGCCACCCGAGTGCCTCAATAACTTTTTTCTTTACGATCATTTTTTCTCCAGTGCATGATACACCCGATACATAGCAGAGCCAGCAGCGATGTGGCCACCGTTTGTTGCTGTTCCGATATAATCGTAACTTCCATCTGCTGGTATTACTTCTCCAGTATAGATGAGACGCACTTCTCTTGATAGTTTGGTGGCTGAATCTTGGTCAATAAGTGCATACACGACCACCTGAAATGGCTCACATTCTATATGTAAGAATACTGCACCTATGTCCAAGAGCAGGGAGTTTGACCCCATGTTCAGCGGAAATTTATGTATAACTTTCATTTTGCCTCCCAGAAGAATTCTACCCACCTCTTATCGGTTTGTCTATCGATAAGGTAACCCGTAAGCACGGCGTCTGCCGCTGGTTTACCATCAACTACAACCTCTGTATTAACAACTAGAGCAGCAAACTTTGCTTTTGGTAGTTGTTTTTGAACTTCCTTTAGAGTTTTTCCACTATCCACTATGTCATCAACAACTAATATGTTACTTGTGTGTTTTTCATACAACTCGCGGATCTTGTCGCTTACAATTTGGTCAAACCCATCACGAGTTTGCCAATCCAGTACCTCACATGGTACACCAAGTTTGTGAGAAAGGGCAACAGCTGGAACTAATCCACCCCTCTTGATTCCTACGACAATTTTAGGATAGTAGTTTTCGAGCGCCATTTGTTCCATTATTACCACAAGCGAGGCTTTGAACTTTTCGTGTGTGAAGTGAATTTTGCTCATTGTGGAAATATCATGCTGGTCGTAGCTTGTATATTGGTTTTGGAGGATAGCATGGGAAATCGATCCACACGCGGCTGTTGGGTTGTGTAGTGTAGCAGCTCTGGTATTCTTTTCCTTCATCATCGTTTACCATGTCGTAAAACACAATTCCGTTGATGTCGTATGCGCGCCCACCTTTACTATCCTTGAAAATATGGCTACAACGGTTGTTCTGGAACAGATCTGCCCCCACTTCGTTCCATTCATGCTCGTCGCCGGTTAGTGGTGAAAGTGGTTCGAACGCAAGCAACTTTTCCAGCAACCCGAGAGCATACGACGCCGATGATCCCGAGTGGCCTTCATCCGCAAATTCGTCGACCATGTGAAGTATATGATTGCGCATGGCAACGTTCATCTCATCGCCGTCTTTTGCCATCCCAATCAAATCAAGTTCACGCTCTGCGTGGTGTCTTAAGCTCACGTTCAATGCCTTTCTTTGAATTGTGTAGATTTCTTCATATTATGTTCCCCATTCGTTCTTGAACAACGGCACCTGCAACCGGTCACTATATCTCACCCCATGTTTCATTGCAAGGAGCGCAACAGCTTTATTGTTGAGGTTGTATACCGACTCTGTTCCACCAACCGGCATAAAATATGTTGACCCAAAGAATCCATGCTGTTGGTAGCTTTTTGTTGCGCGCAGAGCTTCTTCTGCATCTTCCTCAGTCGCAATTACATACTTCAGGTATGTTGGGCCAATCTTCTGATATTCCTCAACAATAACTGGTCTAATAGCATCTTCTTGGTTTTCTCCAGAAACAGAGAGTTTTGGAGAAACAGAAAACGTGATCTCACGTTGCCCATATTGTGTTGATTGTGACAACCACTCTTTGAGATATTTGCTGAAAGCCACCGTTATTCTCTGTGTCCCGTTCGTTTCGAACGTAATGTGTTGGAGGTGTCTCATTGCGGGGTTATTGAGGAGATCGGGGTAAGCACGCTGCCACCCCAGAAGCGGTTCACCTCCTGTGATGACGAGGTGTTCTTCTTCCCAGTGTTTGAATGGGAGAATTTTTGATATTTCGTACGCAATTTCATCCGTCTCAAGACTCGGAGAAAGATGTTTGAATCGAGGATCCCAAGAAGCATAAGAATCGCAGCCGGTAGCAACCAATGGTAGGTTACCGTAATTCTTATATAGTCCAATATTTGCTGCAGCAAGATCTCGCTCATTGCTCACCATACCTTTCGGCATATTAAAGCCACCACATGTGAAATTACATCCAAACGTGCGCAAGAACACACTAGGAACGCCCATATAGCGCCCTTCACCCTGAATGCTATAGAATAACTCAGCTACTTTGATTTTTGCCATTATGGCCTTCTATTTAATTTTTTCTGAAGCCGACGACCTTGCTCGACATGAAATGAACTTGCCCGACTAGTATACAACATTCCGTTCAAATGGTCAAGCTCGTGTTGAAAGCAGCGAGCAGTTATTCCTGTGAACTTTTGTGTTATTGTTTCTTTGTTTGGAAGTTCAAAGCGAACTTTGATTGATTTTGGTCTCTTGATCTTAATGAATAGGTTTGGAAACGTTAGGCATCCCTCTTCAAGGAGAACAATGCCCTTTGCTGTTTGATCAACAATTCGTGGATTGAAGCAGACAAGTACAGGGTTCGACTTTATTGCAAACACCCGATATGGAAGACCAACCTGTGGAGCCGCAATTCCTAGCGCGTTTTTCGCAATCATCGTATCTGCAAGGTTTTTTGCAAGCTCGATTGGATCGCCTGGGAGAGCATTCCAGTCCCAATCAGGTTGAACTAATCTCAGTATTGCAGCGTCATCGGACACCAGGTCAAGAATCATATCAACTCTTTCCATGTGTGGCCACATGTTGCACACAACATTAGCCTCGTTGTTCTGCTTGGGTCAGTATCGTGTATTTTGTTGCCATATTTGTCGGTGACTGTAGGAACCACGTACTGAGACGAGATCACACAATCTTCCCTACTACACAGCGGCGTTGGTGTTTCTACCTCTGAAAGAAACTGTTTTGTCATGCTGCAATCCTCGAAAAGTTTTTGTGTTTCTCAAACTTAATAATGTTAGTGAACCTATCAAACAATTGATCCCCTTTGTGGCTTATTATAAACATGTTATTATCTTTTGTCAACGTATTTAAAATCTTCATAAATTCTTCCGTCCCTGAGCTGTCGAGCGAACTATCGAAAACCTCATCCATAATCAATAGGTTTGTCGATGCACTGTTCCTCATTTTGGCAATAGATCTCCACGTGAACAAAAGTGCGAGATCGATTCGCATCTTCTCGCCTTCAGAGAAGCTTTGATACGTAAAGTCATCACGGAACCTTGACCTAATTGTTTCTTCAAACTTCTCGTTGAGTTCAAATTGAACAAAAAAGTCCATTGATGCAAGGTATTTGTTTACGAGTTTGTTCATGATCGGAATATACTGCTTGATTATCTTTGTCTTGATACCCGTGTCCTTGAGAAGAAATCCGGCGACTTCAATGATCTGCTTATCTTTTTGTAGTTCCTCTAGCTTTTGTGTAGATTGTTTCTGAATAGCTTTGATTGTTGCAATTTCATTCTCGTTTGTACTTATATGGACATTGTTTGATTGTGCCGCAACGATATCTTTTTCGTGGTTAGCTGTTGTCCTATCGTTCAACGCAATCTCATTCAGCGCTGTTTTTCTTGCAATCTCATATTGGCCAACCTTTTTGGATATCTCCTCGATTAATGTAGCAATAGCGGTACCTCGAGAAATTTTAGCAGCAATTCTAACGAGCCCATCTTCAACATCAACAAGCTTGTTCTGCTTTTGTTCAACGTTTGAGCTCCTAAAATGATCATCAATAGATTGCAAGCATGTCGGGCAGTCGTCAGTTGTTTGTAGGAACTTAATTTCCTTAACCAACTTCTGCTTACGGTCTTCAAGTGTGCACTCTATTTCTATCAACGTGTTATGAATAGTCCTCTTCTTTTCAAGTTGAGGAAGGGCTGCACTTGTAGCAACAATACTACTATCTATTTGTGCAATATCGTCCTGAATACCTTTGTTCGTTTGCTTAATCTCTTTGATTGTAGCTTGCTTCTGAAGAACAACTTCGTCATTAGCTTTCGCCATGATTTCGATGTGTTGTAGATGTATTTTGATCTTCTCTGTAGCAAGCTTAATGTCAGATTCCGCTCCCATTATCTGCTCTCTGTTGTCAACTACCTTCTGCTTTAACAGAACATTCATTTTGGAGAATATGTTGATGTCCAAAAGGTCTTCGATGATCTCTCTGCGATTTGTGGCAGACAGTTGCATGAATGGTGTGAACGATGCAGATCCAAGAATAACAATTTGGTTAAATGCTTTTTGATTAAACTTGAGGATGTGCTTTTCGAGATATTCTTGATACTGTTTGACGTCAGCATGCTGATCTATTAGTTGGTCGTCAACATATATTTCAAAGACATTGGGTTTGAGTCCACGACGAATTGTATATTGCTTGCCGCCGATCGTAAGATCAACCTCAACAACAGCATCCTTTTTGTTTATCGAGTTAACAAGCTGTGCTTTTTGTATGTTGCGGAACGGCCGTCCATAGAGGACGAACGACAGTGCATCGAGTATCGTCGACTTTCCTGCACCGTTTTCACCAACGACGAGCGTTGATCCTCGTTTCGAGAGATCAACCTCAGTGATTGTGTTGCCTGTTGATAGAAAATTTTTCCACCGAATTTTCTGAAATAACATCATTCTAGTGATATTGCATCATGATAAAGGTTTCTCAATACACCCTCGAGCCTTGGTTTATCAACAGCTACCTGGAGCTGCTGTATATACTTACTTACTAGCGAAAGCGTGTCCTCTGCTTCGTTGATGATATCAGAATCTTCTTCCATATTGAGGTTCATGTGATCATCAACAACCTGCAATGACGCCACATTCTTCTTCTCAATTATATCTACCATCAAGTCGAAGTTGTGTGGGTTTGTTTTGTTTGATACGACAATCTTAACGAACTTGCCCGTTAGGTTTTGTGGATTAAATGTTTTGATATCAATTGGGTTCTTAACGTCGTCATAGTATATTTTGTGGAACATTAATAGTGGGTTCTCAATGAACTCGAGGCTGCGTGTGTTCGTGTCAAAGATGTGAAACCCTCGAGGGTCATCGTAATCGGACCAAGTCATCTCATAAGGTGCACCGAGATAGTTGATGTTGTCGCGGGTTGATTTGTGGTGGTAGTGACCTGAGCAGACAATATCGAACTTCTTGAACATTGAAGCGCTGTATCCTATGTTGATCATTGATCCCTTATACATCTCAAATCCCTGAAGCTCAAGGTGTCCAAAACATACCTGGGCTTTTGTGTCATTTATGAATCTAACGGTTTCGTCGACGTTGTCTTCACATATCCACGGAATTAAAGCAATCTCTACCCCATCAACTATTATGCTGCGAGGGCCTGCATGCACTATAATATTGTTGTATTCCTTAAGCAGCAGATCCGGTGAGTTAATCTTGTTGGTGTTTTTGTAGTATGTGCAGTGATTTCCAACAATAACATCGTGACGTATTTCCCGAGCAGCTACCTCATTAAACCAATACCCCCTACAACGATCCAATGAAAAATAGTTCACATATTTTCGACGGTCGAATGTGTCACCAAGATCAATAATATGCTTAATATTGTGTTTATCAATATAAGGGAAAAACACGCTACCATAAAATTGTTCAAAATGTTTGTGAAAAACTTCTGAGTCGTTACGAGCTCCAAAATGCTGATCAGTAATCAGAGCTATCTTCATTTAATCATCCGTAAATTTCTCCACGCCTTTTTTGGCTTTTGCCCTCTTATTTTTTAACTTCTTCTCTCTAAGAGTATCCTCGAAAGCCTTGATAAAGTCAACAGTGTGTTGGTCGGAAACTAAATGTTGTGTCGTGTTATGAGGATCCTCATTATTACTTTGTTCGACAAGCTCATCAAATATCATTGACGACTCTGTCACCTTATGTTTAATATATGTCTGCTTGCGTTCCTTCAGTATTCGACGAAGAAAGGCGTAGTATATTATTTGTGTGAAGTATGCAAAAGGATTTTCCGACTTTGCTGGGTCGAAGTTGTCAAAATAGCTGACACAATTCTCAATACCATCGCTAATCATTTCATCACGAAACGTATAGTTGATAAATTGGTGTTTGTGTGACAGTCCTTCTGCGATAGCCATTAAGCAAACGGCTATTGGTCCAGGGATCTGCGGCTTTTCCTTCTTCTTCTTTTTTGCGATGATACAATCGCTCTTGTACTTGATGATCATCTCGTACAGTTGCTTATTGTTTACATAATGATTAGGTTTTGCTTTTGGTTGTGTAGCCATATAGTATAATATCTTTCCCCCGATACTGGGATTATAATGATTCAAATAATGAAAGTCAACAGTTCTTTTAATTAATTTAAAGGGCCATTAAAACCTTCAAGGATAGCTTTGTACATAGTTTCTGTTGGCGAATCTGATGTATTTGAAGCTCGGTCGAGCTCCTCACTTATGATACCATCAATCTCTTTGACCATTTGATCAACAGCTATCTCGTAGTATCCTCCCATACCCTCTATAACACCTGCCTCGGATACAATCAACGATCGCTCAAAAGAGATATCGCGGGTATTCGCAAACTGCATATATCTTGTCAATGAAACATGTGGAAGGCTTGAGAATTCGTTCTTATAGTTGATTTGAACAGGGTTTGTTAAAACCAATTGTGTTGGCGTTCTCTTTTTAATATTACCAATAACCTCGATACCACTTATCAGCTTAATTAGCGTTGGTTTCTTTTTCATAGATCTACGTTGTATATCTTATAATTAAAACCGCTTTCGTCATACACACCCACTCTTTCGTGGAAATGCCTCAAAGTAATATTGGGTTTGGGATTTAGTTTATTTTTTGGGTTATGTGTCAAGTCGTCGGCAATATCAAAAAGAGTGGCCATATCTTTTCCGTCACTCTTTCGTAAAGACCTTCCAATCGACTGAAGAACAGTAATACTTGATTTAAATGAGCTTGCGAAGATGACGTTATGTAGTTTTGGCACGTTAACGCCCTTGCTAAAGCTACCAACAGAAGCGACAGTAATACTGTTATCTTCGTTGTTAATTTGTAACCTTATTTTATTTCTCTCCTCACCAGGAACACCACCGTGAATAAAGTATATCTTGCGATCAACTTTATTATGCTCAACGATATCATCATACAGAACCTTTCCGTGCCTCTCTACAAAGCGGAAAAGAACAAGCGTGTTTCCTTTGAGTGAAAGCGCGAGGTTGCGAACGAACTTGTTTCGTTGGTTGTGGGTGACAATAAAATCGATTTCTTCTGCAAAATCCATTTTCTTTACTAGGGCAGCAGATTCCTCTGAGTGTTTGAGCACGATAGCCTTAATTCGGAAAGGAGATAGGTATCCCTTGTCGATTAACTCTGATGTTGTAGCTACCCTCAAAACGGGACCAAAGAGCCCCTCAAGAACAAGCTCGTTCGTTTCCGAACCATCTAAAGTTCCTGTAAACCCCACCCTAAAGCTGGCCTCAGACACACTTTCCATAACCTTCTTTAGACTCGCGGCTGCAAACAAGTGCACTTCGTCACCAAACACCGCTTTAAAACGCTTAAACCACGCCTTCTTAAGCTTAACAATTGATTGCCACGTCGTGATAGTGATGGCGCGATTGACTTCCGTGTCTTGCCCCTGATAGATGAGGTGTATGTCGTATGGATCACAACCGTAATCGATAAAATCTGTTTTGATCTGGTGAACAAGGCTAACGGAATCAACAACAATAAGAACGTTGGCTCCTATCATCCGCGAAAGCACGTAAAGAATGAGGGATTTTCCAGAGGCTGTCGGGGAAAGTATTACCCCCCGTCTATTTCTTGTGCAATGAACTATAGCGTCTTTTTGAAAGTAGTGAAGGTCGAACGGAAGGTTGAGTGACTTTATAAAATCATCTAGCTCAACAAGAGATACGTTCGTGGCGCCTGGTGTGTTGTCGCAGATACTGTAATCTCGTGCTGCAGCGAATTGTTTTATTTTACCAACAAGCCCTGTGTAGATTGTTTGGTTCATCATATTGAACAATCTGATCTTGCCGTCCCAAATCTTATCCTTAAACTTCTGCATGTACCTAGCATTAGGAACCATAAAAGTAAAGTTATCACTAATCTCCATTGCAATACTACGCTCACAGATTATCTGAACGTGTGATGCATCTACAGGATTAATTGTGATATCAAAATTCATTACGATCCTTGTGTAAACTTCATCCAATCAATAGCAGACTTGATGTTAAATCCTCGCGTCGAGAGTGACTTTATAATTGATTCGAGAAAGTCGACTCGCTCTTGAATAATATCAATATGTAGCTGTTGATTAATTAGGTCATCATCAGCTTCAAGATACATTGATAACTCGTTTTTCATAATACGAAGAGACATTGGTTCCCAATTACGAAACTTCAACTCCTCCTCACTCATTGTCCCAGTGTAGTATTCGTACTTTGCTTTATACAATTTCTTGAGGTCGGTGAAGAGCTTCTTTAACCTCAGGCGCTCTTCACTATAAATCTTAAAATACTTTACGTGGAGCTTTGCAATGTCGAGAGATGATTGGCCAAGGTCTAATCGGTCAATGATGCTGTCTTTCTCCCACAATTCTTGTATGTCATTCAACTTCATTTCACTACTCCAAAATAATAATATCGATATTATAACATATTGCAGGGGAAAGGTCAACGATTACAGGCGGGCAATTTTAAACCTTCTAAAAGCAAAAGTTACTGTCGCGCTTGCGTGGACAACGTCACTTTCGGTTGAGGAAAAAGGAATCTCAGAAAGACTTGTAGGAAAAGCTTCGATGAAAGTAATCTGGTGTAGAGGGTTCATTGCACTCGAAAGAATTGTTAAAGTAGCATCAGAGTATATACCGTGTCCCGTCATTCGATCTGTGAGACCGGTGATCACTCCACCGCGTCGCTCATCAATTGCTTTGAATTCATCAAACTCATCCGGAAAACCCATTGCAATCATCCAATCAAAGATCTCGAGGTAATTATCTAGATTCTCGTCGACCTTGAATGTGACGGAAAGGTCACCAAACTCGAGGTGATCACCAGCCAAAGGAATTCGTATAAACGGGCTAGGAACATTACTTTGCCCTAACGTCAGGTTTGGTAGCGTGACGTTTTGAACGAAGTAGTTGATCGACGGCGTTTTGTTGATCGTGAACTTAAATCCAAGAGGTGAAAGAAAGTTCTGATTCGCTGGTTGATTTGAAATTGTGGACACGTAATCTCCTTTATCCTATTTATCAACGAAAAAAAAGGGGATCCGAAGATCCCCTGTTTAATGTAACTACTCGTTTATTATAGTTATTATTATAGAATATTATCCACAAGAACGCGACGGTAGTACACGTTGCTATCCTTGGTGATAGCACCAAGACCAGCTGTTGAACCTTCGGCGTATGGATTTGCGACAATTCCGTAACGTGTCTTAAATCCAATTTTTGGTTGGAAGCTGTCTTGATCAACAGCACGAACCATTTGGAGCGGTACGTATGGGCAGTAGAAAAGCCCGGCGTCAAATGCACTTGATCCCTTGTAACCAACAACCATGTAGTTGCCGGTTGAGTATGGATCGATATAAACGCGGATGCGACCGTTTAGAACACCGGCGAATGTGTTGCCAGTATCATCAACGTTCAATGCGTTAGAGTTAAGTGCAGGTGCGTAGTCAAGAACACCAGCCATTTGAAGAGCAGAAGCTACATCGCTCGAGCAGATGATGATGTTACCTTTACCACGTCGTGTCGCCTTTGCGATCGCGTTACTTTCACGTTCAACTTGGAACATCAAGCCCTTGAACTTTTCAACTGACCAACGACCGTTTGCATCTGTATCAAGGTCGAAGCGGCCGACTGTCGTTGTGCCTGAAGCAGCACCACGCGTTGCTGTTACTAGAACAGTACGAACGATTTCACGGTTGATTTCAGCAAGAATTTCCGAAGAAAGAATGTTGCTGAGTTCTGTTTCTGCGTCAAGACCATGAATTGCTTTCAAGTCTTGTGCAAGTTCCATTGTGTATTCTGCTTTCAAGGCACGCGATTGTGCTGTAACAGATACTTTTTCAATGCTGAATGCCATTTGTGGAATAGCTGTATTACCAGTTGTTCCAAGAGCTTCAGACTGCGACGTTGGCATTGCATCACCAAAGTTGTAGATGCCGGTTTCTGCTAGGTTAGCAGTGCCGCTTGTTGTGTTACCTGGGTATCCACCAACGTGCTTGTCACCAAGCGTATTAGCATTACCAACAACAGAAGCGTGTGAAGTGTTAACTTCGTTGTAGAAGGTTTCAGTACCGACCTGGTTAGCGTAACGAGCGCGCATTGCGAAAATCAAGCCTGTTGGGCCTGTCATTGGCTGAACGCCGCAGATATCGTATGCGATCAAATTAGGCATTGCACGACGGACGAGGCTGATCAACACAGGATCGAATGTGTCGATTGAAGCACCACCATCCCCAGCTTGCGCGGTGTTAACAGGCAAACCACCTTCACTCAATAGCGATGAGCGAGTGTACTGCTGACCTTCGCGGAGTGCGCGTTCTGTATTTTCCAACAGAACTGATGTGACGCCACGCCGGTGAGCATCGGCGATCTTTGGTAGATCTTCGTGCTCAAGAATTGGCTTCCATTTTTGTTGTAGATCTTCGGATAGGTACATATAATTCTCCTTACGAGTTGTTTTTATTATTTATAAATTAACGATTTTTAACGGTGCGGGAAATTGCAGCAGCGTAGTTTGCCATCGGGCCTTTTGTGACCACTTTTGGTTCTTCCACTTCTTCAATTTGTTCAGTTAGGTCTTGAGCTGACGACTTTTTTGAAGGAAAGTAGTTCTCTTTCAAAATCCCAAGCTTCTTCTGGTACGACTCTGCTGATGTAAACTCTACACCCTCAACGATCGTAGCAAATTTTTCTGCTTCTGTTGCTGCAAGTCCTTCAGACACTTCGTCAAAAATACTTTGCTGTTCTACAACATCACTTACTTTGCGAAGTTCGATATTTTCTGAAATCTGGCCGTTGAGCTGCTCTTCGAGTTCTGCAACACGATTTGCAAGTTCTTCAACAACGTCAATTTTCTCTTCTGGAATGTCAATGTTGTTTTCTTCAAACAACTGCTTGAGACCAGCGATGAATTCTTCAGAAATTTCTGTTTTGATAGAAGACTCAATAGCAACTTGATTTTCTTCCATCCACTGCTCAACAACATAGTTGAGGTACTGATCAACGTGGGCTGCGAGCTCTTGTTGGTTTTCTTCTTGAATGCTTGCGAACGCTTCTTCGTACTGCGCTGCCAGCTGTTCTTCAATTGTTTTTACTTTTGCTGCAACAGCCGACTCAAACACGACAACGGCACGCTCTTTGAACTCTTCTGTGAGGTCAGCATCAACAAACATCGCTTCAATTTCTTCCTTCATTGCAACCGACGCTTTGTTTGATGCTGCATTGTCAGCTGTTGGTTTTGTGTTGTTGGCTGGGTCAGTTTCTTGAACTTCGCCTTCAAGCTTCTTTGGTTCTAGGTCGCCTTGGACTTTGCTGTTGCCAGGTCCTTTAGCACGAGTGACCCCACTCGAAGCTGGGTCACCAATAGAAACGCCTGTTGCGCCTCCGCCGGTAACAATCTTCTCGTCGAGCTTTTCTTTGAATGTTTGTTTTTGTGGCATAAAAATCTCCTTGTATGTGGTATTATTTAGTTATTTTACTTTTTAGAGAGCGAGTTAAGGAAAGATTCGAATATAGCAAATTTATCCTTGGCAAGCGTTTTTTTGCGGGCTGCTTCGTTAATAGTTTCTTTAATTGCGTCCATTTGCTGAGCCTTCAGGATCCCATTGTCCCAAACCCACTCAACTCCCTCCATTATTCCCTGCACAAACGCATTCGGAGCAGAAGGATCCGCAACAATATCGCCAGCTGTTGCAAGGTGAAAGTCGTTTTGGACTTCCATAATACCATTTTTCTCAACAAGAGATCCCATTCCTCGTGACGAAACCCCGAGACTTGCACCCTCAAGAATCAAATTCTTGACGATGTTGCCCATTGGTGTTTCCATAATCTTTGCGCGCCCAATAACCTGGTTACCAACAATCTTTAACTCTTTAATCATGTGCGATACACGATCAAGGTTAATTGAAGGTCCCTGTGGATGCCCGAGCTCACCATAAGCGCGGTTTGCTTGCACACTTTCCTTGATGTATCTCTCAATAACAGGAATTGTTGTTTCAGAGCGGTAGATTCGGTTGTTCCGATTCTTTATTTCCATCTCCATGAAAACACCCTCGATGAAGCAGTTTTTCTTACCGTCTTTTTCTTCAACGAGGAGTTTAACGTCCTCTGAAATTTCGCAGAATAGCTTCATCACATTATCCTTTTAGTAAAATCCAATTGGAGCACCCTTGGCTATGTCAGCCGTGTTTGCTTCGATTGTGTCGGAAGGGTTTTTCATTAAACATTCACCGCTAAAATCTGTTGCCGACGACCCGATTGTAAACGATCCAAGGACTGTATTGGACGTGTCACGAAGAGTGATCAGAACGTGGTTTGATGCGTCAGTGTTTACTATTCGCACAATAGTTGAATTTGCAAACGTGCTGCGGTTGGCATTAATACCAACGTTCGCCTCTACACCCTTAATTTTAATATTATCGGCCATATTTATTCCTTAATGTGGGGTTTTGAAACCCCACGTGTGTTACTTTAAGGTAACCATCGTCTTGCCCTTGTTCGAGCTCAGTAGCAGATATCTTCTCGCCCTGTTTGAATCTTTTTGGGTCGGAAGATTTCACAACAACGTGGTGACCTTTTTCGGTGTGTGGCTTGACGTGCAACGCAACTTTTAGAGCAACTTCCGCCAATTGTGTTTCCTCATCCCATGTTGCTGGGACGTTTGCGTGACGCCCCTGTACTTTGAGGTAAACATTTCCTAAACCCTTGTTGCGGCGATCAATCAACCGCTTAGCAATACCTTTGTACTCACCCTTCTTTGCGTGGGGTGTAAGGTCCTTGATCTGCTTGGTTGCCTTTTGTGCATAGTTTGTCAACATGTTGACGGAAACTTCATCAACCCGCTCCACTTCTTCTTTCTGCAGCTTGTTAACGTGGTGCATGATCTCGTCGTGGTCCAATGGCGCGCGCGAGTCTTGAGAACCGATTAGGTCATCCTCAAACTCACGGACATGCTTTTTTGTGACTTTTTCTCCTTTGTGGCGATCAACGAGAAACTTTGCAATATCGCTGTGATTGTCAAAACCTTCCTTCACCGGTTCCGATGGGGAATGCTCACGCGTGGCATATTCACCCTGTTGGTGAATGTTGTCGTGAAGATCTTGAAGTTGATTAGCGAAATGATTCAAACTACCAACATGTCCAAAATGTGGCTTACCACCTAGTGCAGCTTTGTGGTTATCAATACCAGCTGATATTCCCTTGATGAGGCCTTTAATCCGACCGTGATGTTGCTTGTACAAGTCCTGTGCCACAGAACTGCGTGCACCTTCATCGAGGTTATCATACTCGTCTTTTTGCTTGCTGCCACCATACGACTTGCCAGCAATTTTGCGAAGTGCAGACTTTTTCTTTTCTGGTTCGTTGAGGGTGCGCCCTTTTGCAGCCGCGCGCTGGCGAGCAGCTTCTATCCTGTCTTCGATTCCTTCCTTGACGCCGGCAGGCTCCTTGAGAGTTTCTCCGTGAAGCGAAACAGTCCCACTAGGCAGAGATTTTGCTTTGGCGAAAGCGTTCTTAACACTACCGGTCATGTGAACTAGCTTGTCGCCAGATTTAACTTGATAGACGCGTTGCTCGTACACTTTTTCGTCGTCGTCAATTCCACGATCACTATAACCGTGGTGAGGAGGACGGGCAGCAGTCTTTATGTTCGCCGCTTGAAAGAGATCGTCGTCTTCTGAAGGACCTTTTCCTTTAACAGAAGGAGATTTATCTAATGTTTTGCTTTTGACGACAACGTGCTTGTTCTTAAACTTCTCTTCGTCGCCAGGCTTGGGGCCGTAAACCTCAAGCATCTGTTTCAGTGTCTTATTCATCGGCATCCTCTGTGTCTAGTTGGTCCATTTCTTCATCTGAAATATCGGCGTCAGACACTTCAAGCTCTTCTGTGTCGTCATCTACAGGATCAGAAAACATACTTTGCTGCAACTCTTCTTTTCGTGCTGCAACAGCATCAACAATCTTTGACAACATAATATCGTTAACTAACCCACTCATTTGACTAGGGTTATCGTCAACAGCTGCGGTCACAATATCATTCACGGTTGGTTCCATTTAGATCTCCTTTATAATCACAAGTATTTATAAACAATTAACATTACACTCAATCCTTTAATGCGATAAACTGATTTTTCGTCAATAGCTGTTGGCAACGTGGTCGCCATTTATTAATTATCAATCTTTCAGACTGAGGAACTTACCAACAGTTAGTAGACCGGCAGGATCGGCTATTTCCTCTAGTTGCGCTGCAAGCGCAGCTGTATAGCCCTGTGACGTCATTCCTGTTTGCACTTGTGCTGGCACATCAGCTAGTTGCGCTGCGAGCGCGGCTGTATAGCCCTGTGACGTCATTCCTGTCTGCACTTGCGACGGCACATCAGCAATGTCTCCCGTCCTTACCGTTCTTGCCGTCTTTGCCGATCAGCCCATCTTTACCGTGTTTACCAGCAAGGCCATCCTTACCATCGAGTCCGTTCTTTCCATCCTTACCGTCTTTCCCGTTCTTTCCATCGGTACCATTCCTACCATCCAATCCATCCTTACCGTCGACACCATCTCTTCCGTGCTCCCCGTTATCGCCGGCAACACCACTATCCCCCTTATCCCCTTTTAACCCACGAGGTCCAATATCACCAACAATACTAAACCCCGAAACACCTTGGTCACCTTTAGGACCTTGTGCTCCTCTTTCGCCTTTATCTCCTTTGTCCCCCTTCTCCCCGGGGCGGATTACTACTTTCTGTGCAAGCTGCTCTTGAATTTTAAAATCAGTTATTTTCGCCGCGGCTTGAAGAATTTCAACCTTCTCGAGTTCTTTCATGTTTGGCGACCTGTTCTAATAATGAGTTAAAATTTGTCAGCATTGAACGATCTTGATCGGATACTTGATCTTGTGGTTCAGGTTCAGGCTCAACTTCAATCTACTCAAGCTGCTCAGCAACAGGAGGAGCCGCCCCTTGCGCTCCTTGGAACGCCGTGAGCTCCGAACCCTCTTCCAACATCTCGTCACTCATCTCCTGAATTTCTTCGTCGGTCTGCATCAACACAGAGCGTTTGATATATGATTTCGAGTAGTACGTTCCAACATAATTATTCATTATCTCGAGAACAGCTAGCCGCTCTTTTTCCACCTCGAGATCTTTAAGTTCAGAGAAAAAGTTGTCGCGGGCGTAGTTGTACTTCAATCTGTTTTGGATTCGGGTCCAATCGTCCGCGGTGATAATCGATTTAAGAATTAGCTGCTTCTCTAATGCTTTTGTAAACAATTGGCTAAAACGAACACGGAGACGATCGATGAATTTTGCGAACTTGATTTCATCACGAGAAATCTCTGATGATCTGCCGAGATTGAACGCTTGGTCAGGTTGCAACCTCGAAATAGGAACACTCAAAGCACGGAACAATTTATTTTGGAAATATTTGATATCTTCAATTTCGCCGAGGTTTTGGCCACCTGGTAGTGTTTGAATTTCCGTTGCTTTCCCATCTCCACGACGAGGTAACCAGAAGTCTTCAAGCATCGTCATAAACTTACGATCGTCGCGGACTTCACCGGTGCCGACATCATATTGTAACTTATTCTTGTGACGCGTCATCATATCACGAAGATATTGCTCTGCCTTCATCTTCGGTAAATTACCAACGTCGATGTAAAATATACGACGTTCTGGCGCGCGCGAAATACGATATATTACTGATGCGTCTTCAATTGTTTTTAATTGATTAAGCGGCTTAATTGCTTTGTGGAGGTAAGACAACACCAACGACGACTTGCTATCAAGAAGTCCGGATGTAACGTGTATAATGCTGTCCTTTGCAATCCTGATCCCTTGCGTCGATGTGCTTGACGCAGGCGAAGGACCGGCTGTTGAGAATCCACGTTCTGTGTAAATGAAGTATTCGTTGACTACTTCTTGCGTTGATGCTGTTGGATTGTCTTTTGAAGAAAGGCCCTTATTTCGAACTTCTTTGACCTTGCGTATTTTGCGTGGATCAATATAACGGAGCTCTTGAATACCGTCGGCAGGTTTTGTCTTATCAATTACTGCCTGATAGTACATCCTTCCGTCGATATACCAACGACGGAATATGTCATATCCTTTTTGATTGAATCCAAGAAGATCGAAAATATATTCGAACTCTCCTTCGATTTTCTTTTTGATGTTTGGCGAAAGGTCGGTGTTATCGAGGACGAGCTCAACGATACGGTCGATCTCTGAATTGATAGATTCGTTGACAATATCGTCGATAGCCGCTTCAACTTCAGGGTGGAGAGACATTTCACGATATCTTGTGACAAGCTCAGACTCTGTTTTTGCTGCACCCTCAAGGTCAACATACAACCCATACGAACCGCCAGACGCAACTGTAAGAGCGCCATCGTCCTGAGATTCAGGACCAATAGCGTCTAAGTTTTTTTTGTTTTCGTCTTCATTCTTGCGGCGGATCTCAAATCCGAAAAAATCCATAATATCTCCTAAAGTGTTTCTTCACGTGTATTTATAGAGTTTAAACCCCGCCGGCTTGACCTGTCACTCCACCTGAAATGTTCCACCAGTCGTATTGGAATGTGACTGTGAATTCTTCGATCTGATCTGTCGCGTTCCAATCAAGTTCGATTGGTGATACTGAAGAAGGGAAAATTCCATTGAACTGGTAAGTGCGAATTGGAACACCAGTTTTTGAAAACTGTGTAACCTGGGCGTTAGCTTTATAAAGCAAAGGACTTGCAGCACCAAAGTTACGAAGGTTTCCCTGGAGAGAATTGATCTTGTTTGACCACTCTTCCATTGCGTTTCGAATTAGAAAGTCTTCATCGTTGATTATTGTTACTGTCCAATCACCAAACACACGATCGCCGGCCAGCTTGATACGACGACCGAAGTATGGTACTTCGATGATTCCAAGATCCGATGAAGGGATTTGTGCAGTTCGCACCATAAAAGGTACTTTAATGTCAGCAATTGAGTTACCTGGATTCTGAATGGTAACTTGAAAGAGCGACTGGCGCGCTCCTCCAAATGTTAGCTGACTTCTGATCTCATTAATATTAAATGCCATTTTGTTTCTCCTGAGGAAAAATTAAAACCTTTAGTAATATTATTTATATATAAAATGGTTATAAATACCCCACAACCTCACGCAAGGATCAACAATGTCAACACCTTACACCTATTTAATTGGATGGCCACAACATGATGTGTTCTATTACGGAGTTAGATACAAAGCTGGGTGCGACCCAAACGATCTGTTTGTAACTTACTTCACATCATCAAAACTTGTTCATGCTTGTATAATGAAATTTGGGATGCCATCTATTAAATCGATTCGTCGAACCTTTAAGACACCGAAACAAGCTATGATTTGGGAACAGAAAGTCCTTCGTCGTGTTAAAGTTTTATACAGCAAAAGATGGTTGAATCAGAATATATCAGGAGCTATCGAATTTAACATCGATGTTCGGCGCGCCATGAGTGATGCTAAGAAAAATAAAATCTGGGTTAATAAACACGGGAAAAAGACTTTGATTAGGCGGGAATTACTCAATACTTTTATAGAAAATGGCTACGCCAAAGGTCACGGCCAATTAAATTTAGGTGACCGCAACGGCATGTGGGGTAAAAAGCATTCGAAGGAAACGCGACAAAAAATATCTAATGTTAGATCCAAACAAGGATGTATTCTAACTGAACAAGGCCGCGCAACAAAATCCATCTATATGCAAAAAAACAATCCGATGCATAATCCTGAACACAAAAAACAATACGACAATATTATGTCAACTATTAAACGGGGTAAAGGTGTTACAGGGCCAGGCAATCAAGTTTTCAGCTCTGTTCGCGAAGCACAAAAAAACCACCCAGAAATAAAATACACAACACTTGCTTATTATTGCGCAAAAAAGAAAAACGGCTGGAGCTACACCGTTTTTCCTTTATAATCAACCTGTTAACTAAAAGGACCCGACGACCTCACTAAACTCAACACCAGTGCGAACCGCTACAAAGTTCAACTGAATAAAGTTAATCGATTTAGCTGGTTTGATATAAATGTCACCAATGAATTCGTTACGATCAATTACTTCGCCAGTGTTGTTTGTTGAATCGCAAACAACCTTAAAGTCGTAAACGCCGCGACGACCTTGCACATCACGTAGGAAAGGCTCAACAAGGTTTTTGAACTGTGCCCGTGTGAAATCGTCGTTGAATTCAAACAATGTAAACTTGGCTGCTGTGGCAATTGCTTTTTCAAGAACGATAAACAGACGGCGGACGTTGATACGATCAAATGCGCTTGGTTTTGCAAGAAGCGTTTTGTCACCGTAAAGGATTGTTCCTTGTCCAGGGAAGGTAACCACAGGGTTGACTCCCGCCTTATAAAGAATATCGCGTTGTGCTTTGTTTGGATTGAAAGCAAGCTTAACGATGTTCTTGATCTGACCGCGGTTGAAACCAGCAATCGAGAACCAAGGATCACGCTGCTCGTCTGTGCGAACTGCAAGACCTGCCATGTCACCATTCAAAGGAATGTAACGGTAGACGTCGTTGTATTTGTCGTATTGGTATTTGTAACCACAATCCAAGAAACCATATGACGTCGAGCGAACAGAGTTACGGAAAGTTACAACGTGATCTGCTTCCTGGCCAAGGTTCGAAACAACATCAGCGCGATCAGGCGAGATGAACGCTACACAATCTTTACGTGATTCACAGATATTGTCGATAATGTAATTACCGAGCTGTTCTCCGTTTGTTCCTCCGCGTGCTTTGCCTTGTAGAACAAGCGAAACATCAACGTTTTCTGCAGAAGCAAACAGATCGTAGGCCTCTGTTAGAATGTTAATTGCGCATGTGACTTCGTTAGCACCATCTGTACCACCAACAAACGAACCAGTGAAAGGCTTCGTGTTAGTTGAGTTGATAACAAGCAGCGCTGTATTTGAAGCAGCACCACTACGAGGATTTACAGACCAAACATATGCTGAGTTCTGGTTAATAACGTCTTTGAAGTATACCGTTGCACCGTCAGCTGACTTCGCATTAGTAGCGCGCGATAGACCTTCGTACACTTCAAGAATAGTTCCTGGAACACCAGTGAATGCACCATCCTGATCAGAAACAACAACGTGAACTTCGTCTTTTGCGCTCGTGTTACCTTGTCCAGAAACGAAATCTGATGTCCCGATCGTCTTATCAACGGTATTGAAGAACTCCCAGTTGCGAGTAAACGTGTTAGCGACAAACGTTGTTGAAAGAATGTATACATCTTCAAAACCAACGGTTGTGTAGCTGTGCGTTGTGTTAACAGCAAGGGTACCAATGGATGAAACTTGGTTGTATTGCTTCCCAATTGATGTGTTTCCGAGGACAACAACGTCTCCAACAGTCAATTTGCTGATGATCGCTGTGATCTGTGTGTTTGTTGTCGTGAGATCTACACCTGTGTTTGATCCAACACGAATCAAAGCTGTATTGGATCCAACAGCAATTGTCAAGTCTGAAATTGATGTGTTAACGTCGCCTGATCCAACAGTAACTGTTGATTCAAAAGCGTTCGACGAATCGCACACCGAAACCTTCAATGAATTGCCGAGCAACCCAGGGTACTTTGCAACAAAGACTGTGTCAGAATCTGCGGCAAAATATTCACCGTTTGAATCTTTTGAAGTGAAATCGTCTTCGTTCTTTGTGATCATGTTGTTAATGTCAGCAACAAGACCTGTAGAAACAGCAGCGTTGCGTGTTACTGTTGGGTCTTCAGTTACGGCTGTAACTGCGGAAGTGTTCGCTCCGTTAGTTATTTGTAGGGCAGTGTTAGATCCTGTGTAGACGCTAAAAAAACCTTCCATTGTCGCCACGTTAACTGTTAGAGTTGATGTGTTTGCAAGAACAATTGTTCCAATAGCAGTGTTGTTTACACCATCGATACCGCGCTGGTAAACTGTTGATCCATTAGCAAATTTCGTGTCAGCGTTTTCAACCGTAAGAACTGTGTTAACGCCACTGATTGTATTAGCGGCACGGGAAACAATCAACTTGTTACCGTATGAAAGGAAGTTTGCACCAGTGAAGAACGTTTCTGCATTGAATGATGTTGGTTTTCCGAACCGTGCGGCCAACTCTGCTTCAGAGCTGATCAAAACTCTTTCGCCGACAGGACCCCATCTGAACACACCACCAAGCGCGCCTTCTGTTGTCGAAACGGCAGGCACGACCGTTGTAAGGTCGATCTCGGTTACATTTACGCCTGCGCTTACTTGAAATGGCATATCATTTCTCCTCAAAAATTGTTATTTTGTTAATGTTTACTCAGATGTAGGTATTTATAAATTCACATTATTCTGTAAACATCAACCATTTATCGTTGTTTACTGCTAAAACCACATCCTTTTCAATTAGATCAAAATCGTTTGAGCTAAGGAAAGGAACGACCTCCTCATCAATTGCTGGTTGTTTTTCAGCAAGCAGAGCTTTTCGTGCATCTGTGTCGGTAAGGTCTTTGAAATATGTTTGTGATGTGGCCCACGCAAAAATTACGCAACACATCACCATGTCGTCGTTCCCGTCTTCAGCTTCATAAGAATTTTTGACAGATACGAATCGCATCAATTCAAACATGATAGTCTCATCACGCAAAAGCATTTTTTGGTTTTCGACCAGCGACTTCAGATTTGAACATCCAAACTTCTTTGATTGCTTTGTTGTTCTCATACCTAATTTTGTCGCTCCACCAAAACCACCAGAAAGAACCTGAATACCTGATTTCTGGTCGCTCGATGTTGTAAGCACGTTCTCATACTCCAGATCATAATGGAGGATGTCACATACCTGTTGCCCAATATCATTCGTTTCAACAAGCACGGCACAATCCCGGTACTTTTCTGCTGCCGATTTAATTACAGTTGGGAAAAGTAAAGGTGACAGCAAATTGTTGCGGTATGTCGCAACAACTCTATAGGGCACCTCTGTGATATCAAAAATAACAAATGCAGAATAATCAGCTCCCTGACCTCTTGCAGTATCAACTGTCATCAGATAACTTCGATCTTTCTTCGGTTCCTCATAAATCGAAACCTCTGCGTGTTTGATTATAGGAACGTCGGCAACGAGATGTCTAAGAATATCAGGATGAATAAGGGTGTTTGATGACCCGACAAATTCTGTCTCAAATTCGACGCGGAACTGGTCAGCGCTTGTGTTACGGATTGTTTCCTTCTTCCACTTCTCGTCGCGACCTGGTGTTTCCGACCAGTGGATACTGACGCGGTTATAATCGTTACGCCCGAGCTCGCTATCTCTCCACATTTTGTAGAAGAGGTTAAGACCATTCGGTGTTGATGTAATTAATACCTTTGTTGTCTTACCCGACGAAATAACGGGGTACGTTGAAGCAAAAAATCTTTCTTGGAGGTTGTTCGGGACGAAAGCGAACTCGTCGAGATATACAAGGTTATATGAACCGCCTCGACCACCAGCTGAGGTTGTTGAAGATGCAATTATCTTCGAGTGATTCTCGAGCTCAATTGTTCCTTTGTTCCACTCAACGACACCTTGCTGCATCCACGACGGAAGGTTTTCATAAGCAAGTTGAATCCTCGAAAGAATTTCTCGAGCTTGTGCTAACTTGTGAGCAAAAATAGCAATTGAATACTCTTCGTTGAACAACATATACCAAATCATCAACCCGACAATTGCAGTTGTCTTACCACACTGGCGTGGCATCTTGCAGATAACAAAACGCTCTGCCACCGACGTTGTGATAATATTTGTTTGGTATTGATATGGAACAAAATTAACGAGACCCTCGTCAACGTTAATAATCTTTACATAATTTGAAATAAAGTAGATAGGATCACGAGAGCACTTGACGAATTCTTTGACCTGGTCTGCTGTAAAATTATGTGGTACATCACTCTTTTTTAGGTGACGGTTTCCTTGGTAGATTTCACTTCTTGCCATCTTTACTCTTTATAAGAGCAAGCAACTCAGCTGAACTTCCCACAAACAAGTTATTGTGGTTTGTAACCGTCTTGCCTACTTCACCTTTAAGTTCGGCGGCCTGTCTCGATAGATCGATTAGGTCTTTGTTGGTTTGTGTAAGTGTTTTGATTAAGTCAGCCACGACTTCATATTGCCGTGACTCTTGCCCTCGTTTTGCTATCTCAAGCATACTATCGAGCGCAGTACTGCCTTTTTTAAGAACGTCTTTAATGTTTGTTCGGGCGAGATTAAAATCTTCGTCGACAACTCCTTTGTCTTCAGGTTCGAGTATTGGAAGCAACTCCCCCTGCTCAACAACTACAACTTCCTCTCCTTTAGAAATTGAAAACCGCTCAACAACGTTCTCGTCAATCCCAAGCGACTTATCTATTTCACTCATATTAATAATCAACCTTCGTAGTTATATACTTGTAATCACTATTCGCAGCAATTGAATTTCTACCCACAGTCAACAAACTATTAGTTGTCCCAACACCGTTTGCGTCTAGTCCGGGAGTAATGTTTATATCAGCAATAACTGGGGCAACGCCGACAGCATTGTCTATATCATCATACGGCGAAGCGTCGAAAAAGTTCACGTCAGTCAATGTTATGACACCTGTCTTAGAAACGGGGCCAAACAAGTACCCCTTAACAATCATATTCATAGTCCAAACCAGGGCGCGCCGCTCTTCAAAATTCCCTTCATAGATATCTTGGGCAACGACATCCAACATTACCACAGGAATGTCACGGATTATATTCATCTCGGGGACTAAATTTACAGTCGGCGTCCATTCGGGTGTGAAGAAAGGAAGTACCTGTTCAATAATCTGTGTAGCATCTTCGGTATTTTTGCACATGACACTCACCGTAAACATGAAGTCGTATGGCACCGGATTATACTGCGATACCACGCTTCGTGATGTTGTGTTTGAGACATTCACGTTTCTATTGATTGTGAGTAGCTTTCGCTCTGGTGCGTAGTTAATATTAACAAGCTCAAACGATATCCGCGGGAGACTAATTGCAAACTTGCGGTCAAGGTTCGGATCTTGTGTCAATCGCGCAAGCGTTTTTTCTTTCGGCCCAAACGAGATAGGAACCTTAATAGATTGTGTGACGTTGTTCGACGAATCGCGTCTATCGATTTCAATATCATTAAACAATGTTCCCACAAGGGTAACATATTTTCTAATTGAACCGTGGTAGAATTTTTTACCAAACATTAGAAGCGTCCTGATTCAGAGAAAGGGTTAGATTCAGAAAAATTGACGAATGTGTCTGTTTCTGTTTGAATTGTTTCGTTTTCAGCTGCCGCGTCAATTACCTCGAGCTCGTCGCCCTCTGTCAAGAACTGCTCACCACTTTCCATCAAGAAAGGACTCTCTAGACGATCATCAACCAATAAGTTGAATATACTTGCCTTGCCAAGAAAATTACTAACGTATAGGTCATCAATTTCCGAGAACCCTGTATTGAAATACTCGCTGTTGTACTCAAACAACTCACATTTTAAATCGTACATCTGCAGAGCACCCATCTGGTAAAAAACTGGTTCATGCTCTACAAACTTTATCTCAAACATCTTTCGGTTGAGAGGGAAATAAATTAGATCTCCTTCACGAGGCCTTGTAATGTAAAGAAGCGTACCAAGTTCTTGTTCAAACGACCGCCGCGCTACCGTAAACGTCATTTGATCGCGGATCTGAAGATTGAATTTTGAAAGGAAGTCCCCTTCTCCTCCAAAGCCTTCAACGTTTTTAATATACATCTCAACATCACCAGTTTCCGTGTAGCGGGACGTCTGACGATCTTCACCGTAGACCTTATCTTCGTTTTGAAGAGTACGCTTGATATACTTAATATCAACACCGTAGATCTTAATAGTCTCAATCACAAGATCTTCAATAAGATTTTGCTCTTGGCTATTTGTGAAATTATTAAAGTAGAAATTGGTGGCCATGAATCTTTAGCCGATCATATCGATGTTTGGAAGGGAGTACGAATTTAACATCTCATCTTCCATCTTAACAATTTCTGCCGCTGCGTCGTCGTATATCTTCTGCCCATTAAACTGGACGCCACCTGGCAATACCAACCCTTCAAATTTTGTTAAGTTTGACCCCCACTGTTTTTTAATTAGCTGTGTGCAATAGTTCCCTAACCAACGATCACCCCACACATCAGTAAACTCGTCGGGATCAACAACTTGGTATGCTTGAATAACAAGATACTGCCCAACATTAACCTTCTCCCAATCCATATCAATATGGAGACGGTTTCTGTGTCTGTTGTAACGGATTGGTTGTTTACCTACTAGCAACTCTTGAATGAAGGCAATATGTTCCATTGCCATGTAATATGGAATCATCGACACGCTCGAAAACGTGTACAAATCATTCAGAGCGATTTGGTAACGAATGTTGAACAAATCGTTACTACTAACAGCAGGATCGCCTACAGGAAAAACATACACGGCACCGATAATATTTTCTGGTGTTGTAATGTATCTGTCGGTAATTGTCTGTGCGGTAATAAGATGTTTATAGTACACCATTTCAGTGCCATCAAAATGGTAGTCCCAATAATATTTAATTGCTTCATCAATACGATCTTCAACCTGATCGTCGTCGACGTTTATTTCGATGACAGGCTTTCCTAGCTTTCGCAAGCAATACTCTTTAAACTGCGACCTACTTGATGGAATAGCCATATTTACCTCGTTACGTTAGGTGTTACGGTCACAATACCTTCAACCGTTCGGATTACAGTGTTACCGTCAGTCGCCTCAACATCATAGACATATCGGCCGCCTACAATATTTGCATTGGTTTCGGCATTCATTGATAGTGTTTGGGCACCGTCGATCGTGCCTAACACGACCGTAAATGTATAAGCAGTATTCGACGTGAAATGCTTGCGCATCTGACCGTTTGCGGTGAACCCTGTAAGATCAACCACCTCTCCTGTATTTGATAATGCAATAATAGTGTTGGAGAACGAAGCCCCTTGTTCCATAACCAAATTTACTTTGCGTGCCATGTTTGTCTCTTTGCGATGTTATACAAATATTTATACAAAAACACTATTGGGTTACACCAGCGTCCTTACGAGATTTTGCAATATAATCAGTAAACTTCTTTGATCCGAAGATGCTTGGACTCCAATACAGGTTGTTGTTTTTGTAGTATTCAACTACGTCCTTATCTTGCAACACATCCATCATCAGAGCAGAGTAGAAATTAATTACCTGTTTTGATACTCCTTTTGGAAGTATAATTCCATATCCACCACTGAACGCGAAACCGGGGAGAACTTCACTCAGCGCAGCTACGTTTGGTAGGTCAGGTAAGCGGTTTTCACTTGTAACAGCCGCAATTCCTACCTTACCATCGCGGTATATCTCTGCGACTGAACCGACAGGAAGTATTGCATAATTAATATGCCCACCTTGAATGTCGGGGATTATTTGCCCACTCGATTTATACGGAACAAGTGTTGCTGTTCCTTTCACCACTTTTAACAGGTCGTTTGCTCGTGCGATTTGACCTTTACTTGACACACCAATTGTTGTTTCAACCTTGTTGAGGTTAGATATGAAATTGGGTAGAGTTCCTACTCCAACAACCGCGAAATAAATTTTTGATGCTATAGTAATATATTCAAAATCGGCCGCGGTATACTCCTGCACGCCTTTATAGAAGATATCATTGTATACGAAATGCGATCCGATACCACTAAACGCGAAATAAGACCCATCCTTTGGTTGCCGGTGGAAATAATTAATACCAACAACACCGCTGCCACCAGGTCGGTAATCACGAAGCACTTTGATACCCCTCTTTTCGATAGCTTTGTAAATTGGCGCCAACGCCGCGTCGGTTGATGACCCAGCTGGATACGATACCACGACTACTAGGTTCGTTGGTTTAAATTCTGCATGTGTTTTGATAGTGAACCCGAACAGGACCAAACATAAAACAACTATTGATAATATTTTCATATTTCCTCATATAATGTATAGTTTTGATTTAACTCTTGTAATCCTGTTAGGAAGGGTTTTGTCGTGGAATTGCATCGTTTGCTTGATCCACGGTGCCTTAATACTACTTATGTAGTGTTGCAAACCGCCAACGAGAAGATCAACAGAGCCGTCCGAGCGGCTCTGTTGATAAAACCAAATGTCGCGCTCGTTGAGAAAGTGCCCAGATGGCTTCGAGTTAAACTTATTGAAAGAGACCAAATCAGCCGACGTGAGGGAGGGGTAGAGAAGAATTTTCAACATATCGCCACCCAACGCACATATTAATTTGCCATCAGCAGAAAAGTAATTTGACACAAGTTGGTGTTTATATGGATCTTTCCCTGCGTATAACTTTCCAAGAGTGCTGATTGTTTTATTTGCTACGTGCCGTTGAAAAAAGTTCTTTATAATATGTGATTGCTTAATTATTATCTGTGCGCCTTCATATGTCGGCGACCAGTAAAACAACTCGTCGACCCCTCCACTCAAACTACTCTCTAATATGTTTTTTGTTGGCGACATTAGTGTTATACAGTCAGCAAAATGAAATGAAAAGTTTTCGCCGAACCCCTCAACGCGCGGCTTTTCGGCCCCCCACACAAAACAAACTTTTTTTCCTGCTGTTAACAATTCCTTCCATTCACGGGTTCCGTTTTCGTAAATACTTCCGGCCCTCACCCTGGCTTGAGTGAAAGGTGTCCCGATATCGTTTATCCAGTGGATAAAATCAGAGTTCTTTTTTGTGTAGAAGTTGTTGAGGTTGTCAGTGATATCAAACAGCGTTTGTTTTGTTTGTATTCCTAATTTTTGCACTTTCGGTATTGCAACATTAAACACTTCATTGTTGACAAAGCTTGCGGGATTTTGGGATCCCTTCAAATCAACCATAAAACATACTTCGTCGAGCGGAATGTTATTGCGCGCAAACGTTTCGAGAATGTTTGTCGAATCGGACCCGCCGCTATACATAAGAACAATATGGTCGTATTGTTCTCGTAGTTTTTCTGCTCTTTTCGTATACAGCTCGTCCAACGAGAAGGGTGGTTCAGTTGTCCAGTCAAACGATGAAAAGAACTCGTCATTATAGTTCCACTTCACATCTTGTGGGTTGTCGGCTAACTGCATTATTTCATATTTGCTGGTCGTTATTAGTTGTTTGTACTGATAAAAACCATATGTGTGAGGATGATTCATATACTTCACTAACCTATATAATATCTGTACAGCTATTTAGGAGGTTGGTTATGAATTGGTTATTAGTGTGTTTGATTGTTTTGATGCCGTCGACGCCGCGGGCACAGGATGTTTCACAAATATACGTTGCGTATCCACCAGGAGGGTTAGGAGATATTTTAGCGCGGCACGTGTCAAAATATATAGGGCCACTTCAGGTAGTCAATATCCCAGGACCACTCAATCAACAAGCAGCCAAGACAGCTTTTCGTAACAACCAGTTGATGTCTGTTGAAACATCGAGTCTCGCAATTACTCCTGAGATTTACGGCCGAGAAAAATCGTACGACATGTACGATAACTTTCAAAGAGCAATAATATTAGGATCGTCGCCGATGGTTCTTGTTGTTAATGCTGACCTCCCTATAAACAACGTTGCCGAATTCAAACGATATATCGTTGATAATAATGTCGACGTCACATACGCAACAGCCGGCTCTATTACGATTGTAGCGGCGTTAGAATTTCTCGAGCTTGCAAAGATTAAAGCTCGCCCAATTCCATACAAGGGTGGCGCTGATGCTATCCAGGCAGTTATGGGTGGGCACGTAACGTTTCACTTCGGAAATCTCACAGGAGCAATAACACAAACACGCGTTAAAATTATTGCGGTCGGCACACAAAACCGAGTTGACCAGCTTCCTGAAGTAATGACAGTGAAAGAGCAACTCGGCAAAACGCTCACAACAAAAGGTTATTTTGGTGTTGGTTTGCCAAACGGTATTAACAGTGATATGGCTAATGTGTGGGCAAACCGGTTTAAGTTGTTGTGCGGCAGCAATCAGTTTGCTGCAGATATGAGTAAATACGGGTTTACAGTCGAGTGTTTAAACGGTGCAGCCTATCACACAACAATCACAAACCAACAGAAATTTTATCGTGATATGATTACAAAATATGGGCTGCAAAGATGAAAACACACAAAAACTGGCTTTTAACAAATATTGCCGAAAAACAGTTTAATCATCACCTCAACTATACGGTTTATACCCGTTTATACCCGTTTTACGACGTTTCCTTTCAACGATCGATAGAATGTACGATCAATGAAATTCGAAACCTTAAAAACGACTTATATGTTGGATTGAGTGGTGGAGCTGATTCTGAGTTTGTGTTGAAGTCGTTCGTCGAACGACATGTTCCTATCACACCCGTAATTGTAAAATGTGAAGGAAACGAAGCAGAAACATTCTATGCTTATAAAGCGTGTCGGCGCTTTAATGTTGATCCGGTAATTATTATGGCTGATAACAACAAACTAATTAGCACGTTTGAAGAGATGAATGGAAAACTTCCAATGCACGGAATAATGGCTATCCCACAACTAATTGCAGCAGAGTTTGTTGCGCGCCGTGAAGGGTTTATAATAAACCCAAACCACTTAAACGGCGACGGCGACGGAAAAGTTATTGAAGGAATTTTTGAGCGGAATGAATGGGACGATTATGTCGATGTACTGTATCCAGGAATGGCAATCGAATTTTTCTCCTACCACATTGAAACGATCTACGCAATGACACTGCTAGCAACAAAAGGAACGTGGCAACAGTATAAAAGCAAACTATACCAAACACCATATCGACCGAAGATGCGCGCGAAATACCACCCAACAGTAGTCGATTTTTTTGACAAAACGATTGCAGATTTTCCACAATCGAACCCCCACTTTTGTTTTGGCAACAGGAATCAAGTCCTTGAAAGATTGAGCCCCTATGTTATCAAGTAAGTTAGGTTTTTATCAGAGTGGGAAAAATGTTAGTGTTTCGCGTCGAGAAGTAACAGAAAGAACACTATCAATACCACATTGGAATTTCAACGACGATGTGTTTAGTGTTGTTAATTGGAATAAAGAACCTCCAGAAACATTATCGGATTTATATATTGCGCGTTGCCGGCAACTAAGAGAAAAATACGATTACGTAGTTCTAATGTTTAGTGGTGGCAGTGACAGCGACAATATGTTGGAGCACTGGTTGCTTTCAGGATGTAAGTTGGACGAGGTTGTTATATTGAACAGGCAATCAGGTGCCAACGACAAAACGAGTTTTTCAGAAATTGAGCAGAACGTTGTTGCGATCCCAAAAGCGATGATGCTCCAACAACTTCACAAGTTCAAACTAACAATATTTGACCAATCGACAGCGATGATCGATTTTATAAAACAAACAGACGACATACCATACGTAAGCAACATCATAATCACGCCAAATGTAGGCTCGAGAAGGTTTTTGTTTGAGCAGCCACATATTAAGCGTGTGCTTAGTCAGGGCAAGAAAGTGGTTTTAGTTTGGGGGGCAGATAAAATTATACACAGCTTTCGCAAACAAAAGCTTTCTGTGTCATTTGATCAACATAACGTCGAATGTTGTGTTGGTCCGCTACTAATTGCTAACAGTGGTGAGAAAGAAGGGAAGTGTCACGAGCTTTTTTATTGGACCGCTGACTTTCCAGATGTTGTTATTAAGCAAGCGCACGTTATCAAACAGTATCTGTCGTGCCCAATAAACCACGTAACTAATCCACAATTTGTATCGTATGGGCAGCAATCAATCAAGCTAACGGACGACGGGTACCGAAGAGTCGTGTACCCTTTTTGGGATTTAAAAACATTTACGGCAGGAAAAAGCAGTAGCACAACAATCTCTAATAGAGATCAATGGCTTTGGAGAGGTAATCTACCTGAAGCGAGAAGGTTTGAAGATATCGTAAAACAATACCACACAAACGTCACAACAACGAAAAATACTTACACAGTCGGGTCGTAGGAGTCGAACTGTACATTGACGGCCAATAGAGCATCAATCGACGTTGCCGCGTTCAAATCCTTCGCGGCGGCGTCGGCAAGTTTTTTAATCGATTGCTTGTATTTGATTAATTCTTCGAGAACGCCGCCCTGTTCGATGAGGTCGATTGCCCGCATTTTTGCGTAGTCATTAAGATAGTTATATTTTGATTTCAAATTTTGTTGGATTCTATTGCGTACCAATTTCAATTCAACATCGGAAACTTTCAGTGCAATTGATGAATCCTCTTCGTTCATTACGTATTCCCCATCAAAATTATGTTTTTCAAGATCGGGGCAACGGTCAACAATTTCGGCAATCTGATTCTCGACGACAAAAAGCATGCGGCTTAAATTGTAGCCAGCAACGTTATTAGCGAATTCGTCTGGCGACAGTCGTCGAGCAACAGCGGACCGGTCAGCAGTGAGGTAGACGAATTGTGTATCTTTTACGTTAGCGTATATCATACAAATTTAGGCCCCGTAAACCAGTTAACAAGCGAGTATCGCGTTCCAAATGTTACGGGAGCAACACGATGTCTCAACGCTGAAGGAAACACCATAACAGATCCTCGTGGTTTGATTAGCGGTTGTTCTTCTCGTTTATATCCTTCAAACTGAAAATCGCCGCCACCATAATCATCGTTTAATGTGATCACGAGGCTGAGCTTTCTCATTCCGTCTTTGTGTCGTGAAGAGTCTTGATGATAGTCGTAAAAATCATCAACATCATACACAGTGAACTGAGGAACTTCTTGCCCGGTGATTGCAAAGTTCCACGCCTGCTTATTAGCTTGTGACATATAATGCCACGCGATAGCGGAAAGCCACGCGTGTTTTGAAGGCTCGAGGAAAGCAGTGCGCGATAAACGAATATCTTCGTTGACTTTTGGGTTATCGGTATCAACAACCGCCGCAGCTATTCCCCCTCTCAAACCTTCAGAAATTATTACGTTGCACACCGAAGGTGGAATTTCACTTTCCCAAAACCAGTGAGTTGGCTCAATAATCATACCTTCTTTTCCCATAAATTATCGCGGTAATAACTTCTTTCCGACGATCGGCGATCTCTTGTCTTGTTGAGTTTTTGCAAATCTTTTCCTGTCAACGAATCAATTAGTGGAGCCTTTTTGTAATCTCTTTTAAACGGAATTGCCTGCATAAGAGGATACCCCCTCTCAAGTTTCATCGGTCCATCTGTTACTTTGAGGAAACCAGGGAAGTTAACGAACTCGAAGTATTTATCTGTCTCGACAATACCAGTCATCAGATCGAGTTTTCCGTCTGGGCGGTTGAACGGCATTGTGAATATTGTCGACCAGCCAGGAGGAGTTTGGATCAACCAATGGTTGAGAAATTTGAGGGGAACAGAGGGAACTTTTGGATGACCAGCTATTTGCTTCAGATTATGTGACTCGCACATATTCATGACAAAATCACTCTCCCAACAAACGCGTTCTCCGTTGTTAGAAACAAGAAAATGTATATCGGCAGCGAGAGGAATAATCCACCCAACCGACATGGCGTCGAGGAATGGCGGGCAGCGTTTAATTGTTGACGCCGGCGTTATTTTTCCTTCTTCTTGAAAAGTAGGATCGAGCCGTTTAAACCAATCAGGGATCAACCGTTTCGCTGGATACGGCTCTGGTATAACATCCTTACAACGCGGGTCACAAAGAAATTTAATTTCATCACTTCCATTCCAAAACATAATGTTCTCCTTATTGAGCTGCTGCTTCCACCGTCACTGATTGACCTGTTGCTACTGTTATTGAATGAGTTGCTAGTGATTGCACTGATATCGGTGTTGTTCCTGATCCTGCAGGACCTGCGCTACCGCCTGGTCCGCCTGGCGTCGCTCCGGTTCCTGCAGATCCGGCCCCACCAACCGTTCCCGCGGAGCCTGCACTACCAGCATTGCCGCCAGCACCGGCAGCACCGGGACTACCGTTACCGCCGCTACCGCCAGGTTGGCCACCTCCTTTTTTGGTATTATTGACCCCACCACTGCCTCCACTGCCTCCACCATACCCACCACTCGTTACAGGAGCGTTTGTGTTTCCCGGCGCGCCGCCGGTATCACCTTGGGCACCACCATTTCCTCCTCCGCCGCCAACTCCACCTGCTCCACCATTACCGCCGGGACCATTTGTTCCTGGGTTGCCCGAAGCGCCAGGGTTTCCGGCATTACCTGCACCTCCGGCATTACCTGCTGGGCCTGCTCCTCCTCCGGAATAAGTAACCACGGCGGGATTTCCTGACCACGCAGCAGGTCCATTGAATGTGCTCGGGTCTCCTAATGTGCCGGCGAGGCCGGCAACTCCTGCAGATCCGGGATTGCCTGGGTTTCCTGTTCCTCCACTAGTAGCTCCTGTGCCAGAACTTCCTGTTCCTCCTGCCGGCCCTGCTGTTGCTGGGCCGCCGGCATTTCCGCCTGCGGTCGCTGCTCCTCCTGTTCCCGCCCCACCACCGCCGTACGGAGCGTTACCGCCACCCCCCGGATTTCCTGTTCCGCCGAAATTGCCACCGCCGCCTCCACCGCCACCGCCGCCACCGCCACCCGCAGATCCAGTTCCTCCAATCCCGCCCGGATTTCCTGCCGACCCAGCCGCTCCACCATTTCCAGTGCCACCATTTGTCCCAGGGTTGCCAGGGTTACCAGCGTTCCCTGTGTTTCCGGATCCTGTGACCGACACATAGCGCACGCCATATGGCGCAACATAATTTCCAGGGGTATTATATACAACCGGAGCCTGAGCTGGAATTACAGGATCGTGTAATAATGCTTGTGCTGTGAACATTACCTTACCCTATTTTAGGGGTTTTGGCAAGAAAATCTTTTGGTAGCTCATTAATTGCTGTAGCCCAACTTCTCTTAGCATATATCTCTTCACCGTCTGGTGAAATCCAATACACCTTATCAAAAATGATTATAGGAAACCCGGCGAAAGTTTTTTCGGGGAACCACGTGTTAAGTGCATCAAGACAAGATTGTTCGTCATCCAACGTTGGGTATGACATGTTAGCATATTTGATTCTAAATTGGTCAAGAAAAATACGCAAGTCAGCAGACTCTAAATTATATGTCGTGTACAGCTGAATGTTGTTATATTTGATTGGGGTTGCCATATTCTCTCCGTTATGCTTCAATGAACGACATTGAAACGAACCAGTTCGCGACACCATCGTATTTAGTAGCAACAAAAATTGTTGTTTTATTAGCCCCAGTAGCAGCTACTGGCTGCGTTGCGCTGTTATTAAACTTCAACGTTTCTCCACCAGGAGCAGCGAGAGTTACTGTGTATCCACCAGTGCCATTCTGTGTAAAAATCATCACAATCGTCTTAACAGAATCTGTTTGGCCGGGCATACTTGCTGGTAAGGTTATTGTGCAATTATTATCGACCGTGTACCGGGTTACGTTACGTGATGATGAAACAGTAAGGCCTGTGTCTGTAGCTGTAAATGCTGCAGCGTCTTCAACGAAGTTTTGAATTTTTGTTGCGTTGAACGTGACGGCCGTAGAATTTGCTGCGAGTCCGTTACCGACGGATAGAGTTGAGCTCGTGACAACACTGTTAACCGTACTGTTGCCGACTTTAACTTGTGACGTTGAAAGATTGACGTTAGCGCCGACATTTATTGCAACAGACGCATTCGCGGTACCGGTTATTGTTGCGCCGGCAGTAGGTGACAACAATCCAGCAACACTTAACGTGTTTGAAAGTGTTGCTGCTCCCGTAACAAACAGCGTGTTCGAAAGTGTTGTTGCTCCAAGAACTGCTAGTGTTCCATCAGTATCAATCAATCCCGAAGTGATTGCAGTATTGACTGTTGAGTTGCCAACGGTAATTCTTGATGTTGAAAGATTGACGTTTGCGCCGACATTGATAGCAACCGAAGCGTTTGATGTTCCTGTTACCGTCACACCAGCTGTAGGCGATAACAATCCGGCGACGCTCATTGTATTCGAGAATGTGGCTGCACCGATCCCTGTGGTTGTTGTCTCAGCTCGAATTGATCCATTAACAACGAGGGAAGATTGGGTGAGAACGGCATTTACGGTGCTGTTACCAACTCTAAC